TTGCCTTCGAACTGAGGTCGGGACGACAGCGGCGCATCGGCGCCCGTTTCGTCAGAAACGGAACTTAATCTCCCTGTCCCTGTCCCTTTCTCTTGGATGTCATTTCCCCGGGGACATGGCGAGTTGTCCCTGTGGACGTCCCCAGGGACACTGTCGGGACGAGGACCAGATTTCAGCGAGGACAGGAACGCCTCGTAGGACGGCGTCGGAAGGTTCTGCTCGGTGCGCTGGTTGTGCTTCTTGATCCGCGCGCACTCGGTGCGCCAGCGCTGCTGGAGCTTGCCTTCCCAGGCGATCATGGCCTGCTCGGCGACCATCGGATGGTAGAGCCGGCCATCATCGCACTGTACGAACCCGCGCAGGGCGCCGGCGCGGTGCTTTCGGAAGGTCTTCACGTCGCGGCCGAGGCCGACCAGCTTGGCCAGGACGGCGTCGTTGTCCGGCAGCGAGGCGGCTGGCAGCTGGTGCCAGGACGCCGACCAGAGCAAAACGGCATACCAGCAGGCCTCCGGGTGCTCCTCGCTGGCGAGGTCGCTGTCGCGCAGCCGGGCGACATGCAGCGGCATGAACGGGAAGTCCTGCAGGTCGCAGTCTGGCGGGGTGAGAGGCGCGGTCAAAGGAAACCCCCATGGTCAGGTTCGGAGGCGCGGATCGCGTTTGTCCGCATGTCGCCCCACAGTTCTACGGTGCCGCACTCGCCCTCGCGGGCTTTGAGCACGATCGCTTCGATGGTCTTGGATCGCCGGCGCTGGTCCCATTCGGCCCAAGTGCTGGAGCTATTCGGACGTCCATCATCCTTGGGCTCCGGCTCGCGCGCGGCGTAATAGGCGTCTCGGTAGATGCCGATCACGACGTCGGCGTCCTGCTCCCAGGCGCCGGAGTCGCGCAAATCGGAGAGGATGGGCCGCTTGTTGTCGCGCTTCTCGGTCTCCCGGCTCAGCTGGGCCAGGGCGATGACGGGGATGCCGAGTTCGTCGGCAAGTTCCTTCATGCCGTTGGAGACCGCCGTCTGGTCCTCGTATCGGGACCGGCCGCCGCCATCAGCCTTGATCAAGCCGACGTGGTCGACGATCAGGGCGCCCAGCTCTACGCCCTTGCGCTCCCATACGGCCCGCTCGCGACGCACCAGGGACCGGAGCGCGCCGAGGCCTAGGCCGGTGCGCTTCAGCATCGACACCGGCAGGCCGCCGAACTCATTGGAGGCGTTCTCCAGCATCTTGCGCTGGCTCGGGCTGATCATGCGCTTGCGGATGTCGCTGTAGCCGGGCGCGTCGAAACCGCAGCGGGTGAACGCCAGGCTGGTCAGGTGGCGGCGCGTCATCTGCTCGATGCTCATCTCGCCGTTGACCTCGATGATGGCCTTGCCCTGTAGGGCGATGTTCAGGGCGAGGTCGGAGGCCAGGGCGCTCTTGCCCATGCTTGTGCGACCGCCCAGGACGACGAGGTCTCCGGCCTGCATCGAGCCCAGCTGGCGGTCCATTGGTTCCAGACCCCACGAGACGCCCTCGGCCTCTTCAGGGTGGTCCAAGCGATCGAGGACAGCCGCCGCAGCCGCGCCTGAGTGGACGAACCGGGCTGAGCCGCCGCCGGCCGCCGTGGCGCCGTGGATGGCTCGCTCGGCTTCGGATAGGACGTCCTCGACCTTGGACGTGCCGTCGCGGGCGCCAGCGATGATCGCCTCGCCGGTTTCGATCAGGGTCCGCCGTCGGGCGGCCGTGATGATCGTCTCGGCATAGGTGCGGATGTTGGCGGCCGGCGGCGCATGCTCAACGAGGTCGGCCAGGTAGCGAAGGCCGCCAAGCTCCTTGAAGGCTGGGTCATCCTTGAAGCGCTCAGCCAAGCCGATCGGCTCGGCGAGCACTCCGTGCTGGAATGCGGTGTTGATGGCGTCCAGCAGGCGGCCGTGGAACGGCTCATACAGCAGGCGACCTTCCAGCGGCTCTATGCCGTGCAGGGCCTCGTTCTCATACAGGGCGATGCCGAGGAACGCATGCTCAGCCTCCAGGCTGTGCGGCAGGGTGCGCGGCGCCTGAACGCTCTCCGCCCCCTGCCCCAGCCCATGCGCCCGGGCGAAGTCGATGTCGCCGTCCATCAGGCAGGCCTCCGGTCGACGCACGACAGGCACATGGCCAGCTGGCGCGGGTCTGGTTTGGGTTGGCGGCCGGGCGGGCGCGTGCCCCAATGGCAGTGGACGCCCTTGGCCTTTGCCTCGACTTCAAGCGCGCGGATTTCGGCGCCGGTCTTCGGGAAGGCGTGTTCGATGATCGCGATCTCGCCCGGCGCGGCGAAGGCGCCGCACAGGCATTCGCCGGACATGCAGAGCTGATCGACGACCGGATTTCGCGGGATATCGAACCGGGCCATATAGGCGTTCTTGTCCGCGTCGGTCCAATTCAGGATCGGCGAGCACCAGACGAGCGCGCCAGCCCGCGACATGGGCGTCACCGTGCCGAAGCGGCGTTCGCTCTCGCCAAGGCGCGCGCCGGAGATGAAGGCGACGCGGCTGAACCACGACGTCTTCTGGGCCTGCACGAAGGGCCGCAGGGCGCGCTCCTTCAGCCGCCGATACATGTGCGGATGGCTGGCCGGTCCAGGGAAGCCGTGCTCGAGCACGATCTCCCGATAGGAGGTCGGCGGGAAAAGCTCGGTGTACGTCCATTGATAGAGGCCGGCGACCTTGCGGCGATATTCCGCCGTCTCGGGAATGCCCATCGTCGTGTTCACCGCGACGGCGCCCACGAAGCGCGGGTGCTGGCTGATCAGGTGGGTGGCGCACGCACTGTCGTGCCCACCGCTGAACGCGCCGAACACCGCGACGGGGTTATGCTTGGCCAGCATCGCCTCGATGATCTCGCGCGACTCCGCGATCTTCTCGTCGAGGTCGGGTGCAGGCTTCAGGCTAGCGGCCAGGCCGCCAAAGAGGTCGGGCTCGATCATGCAGCGTCTCCCTTTGGCGTCTCAGCGAACAGAGGGCCGTGCTTGATCTCCTCCATCTGGCGGCCGACCTGGGCGGCGAGACGGGTCAGCTGCTCAGCGGCGGCGGGGTAGCGCTTGCGGCGCGCACGAGCCTCGCGGCGGAGGCCGTCGTGGTAGAACTTTGCGGCGGCGAGGACGTCGGAACGGTTCATCCAAAGCTCTCCAGCATGGAGGTCTGGACGGGCTTGGGCGGCGGCTCCGCGAACAGGCGCGGCTGCATGTACGCCTGCTCGATCCGTCGGCAGGCAATATCGAAATACGTTTCGTTCAGCTCGACGCCGACGAACTTCCGTCCGAGCCGAGCGCACGCAACGCCCGTGGTGCCAGATCCCATAAACGGGTCCAGAACCGTCTGGCCGTACTGGGTGAAGTCGGCAATGAGGTCCGTCATTAGCAGGACCGGCTTTTCGGTCTTGTGGACGCCGTGGCGGTCAGGCGCGTTGGTCATGCGGGTGTAGACCCCGCGCTTGCCGCCGCCATTCCAGTTGCTGTGACCGGCGCCGCACCAAGCCAGCGGCATGCTCTCGTATCCAGGCGCGGGCATCTGCCCGTTCAGTTGGGGGGTGGAGTCCGGCTTGATCCAGACCATGGTGCGCTTGTATTTGCCGCCACCCGCCTCGATGGCGTCGCGCCAGACGCCAGCCGCCTCGGCCTGACAAAACAGCAGCAACCAGCCACGGGACAGGCGGACGCCTTCAGCGGCCGTTCGAAGGCGTTGATCTTCGGTGATCGCGTCGAAATCGAGGTCGGCGTTCTCGCCGCGCTTCACTGAAGCCTGCGTCCGCCGGCCCTGCTTGTGGGCCTCCTTCTCGTATGGCGGGTCGCCGATCACATGGTCGATGCCGGACAGGGTCGGCATGACATCAAAGGTGTCACCCAGGTAGAGCGTCGCGTCGCCGATGATTTCCGTGCGGAAGGTCATGCCGACACCCGCCGATGGCCGGCGCCCGCCGGTTGGTCCAGCCGCTCATCGAGGATCGCGTAGGCCTCGGCGCGAACCCGGCTCAGCTCGGCCGAGGACCAGCGGGCCATCTGCTCGCGGGTGGGGCCTTCGCGGACGATGGTGATTGAGCGCCAGGATCGCGGCTTCCAGTCGACAACGCCCTTGGCCTTCAGGCTGGCGAGGTGCTTGTGAACGTGGCTCTTGCTGGAGCCGATCTCGGAGGCGATCACATCCAGGGACGGTGACACTGCGCCGACGGTCAAGCGGCGCAAGGCGTCGAGGGTCTGTTGTTCTTTCGGGGTCACGAGATGAAACCCTCCGATCGAGACTGAAGGGGGAAGCGCTCAGCCAGACGCTGCCGCTCGGTGGCGATGATCTTGTCCAGACCCTTGAAGCCGACGAGACGCAGGACTGCTTCGAAGTCACCGCGCAGTCGGGCGTGTTCGATCTGGATTTCCTCGGACGTGCGGAGTCCGCGGTCGATGGCCGATTGAACGGAGGGCTGAAGGATCATCGGCGGTTCCTCCCGCCGGCCGTGCCGAGCGACGCCGCCTTCCGCGCGTAGGTGTGCGCCATCGGGGCGAGGTACCGGGCGGTTTCGTCGAAGCCGATCATCTCGGACAGCATCTCGACGGCGATCCGGATGATGGCCAGAAGGAAGGGCTTGCGCGCGCCGCACTCCCCGGCCGCTCGGCTGATCGTCGCGTGGGCCATGTCGTCGATCACGCCGCTCATGCGCGCCTCGCCGCACTGGCGGTGACCGTGATGCTGGCCTTGCCCCTGGTGTGGGCGGCCCAAACGCACCGCTTCGGCGACAGCGGCAAGAGGCCAAGCTCCTTGGCCAGGGCGATGGCGCGGAAGCTCTTGCGGTTCCGAATGCTGGCGACCCGTGTCGACGAGATGTCGTAGCGCTTGGCGAGATCTGTGTGGCCGACATCCATCGGCGTCAGCAGGATCTCGCGGATGTCGTCGTCGGTCAGCTTCTGGAGGGTGCTGTTCTGGATCACGACGCCACCGCGATCGGGGTGTTGAAGTGCCGGGTCGCTCCAAGACGCGCGCCGGAGCGCTGGACGTTCTCCGCCCTGGTCTTGGCGTCATTGGCCTTAGCGTCCGCCGGGCGGGTGGCCTGGAAAGCGAGGCGATGATGCCCTGGGCAGTATTGCTTGCCGGCCGGGCGATCGTTGCAGCACGACAGCGGCGTTCCATCGGAGGTCGTCCGATAGAGCGGCCACCGGCAACCACCCCATGCCGGATCGAGCATGACCTTCGGCGAGATGGCGATCGCATCGACGGCCTTCTGACGGTCGGTCAGCGGGCCATCTACCGGAGGCGCCTCATAGGTGCGCGACGCATTGGCCCCGACAGGATTGGGCGGGCCCTTGGGGACCGGCGGCGCTTTCAGGTTGCGCGCGGCCGCCCGGCGAGCCCCGTGCGCCTTCTGTGCTTCGTTCGCCTGCGTCACGGTCCGCGACAGGCCAAGGCGATTGATTTTCCCCGAGACGGCAAGGCGCGAAATCGAGGCCCCGAACTCGGCGGAGATCGCTTTGGCTGTTTGGGCGGCAGACTGCCCGGCCAGATACATCGCCTTCAGGCGGTCAACGGCCGGTTCTGGCCACGTGAATGTGTCCTCGTTCCTCATTGGCCGACCCCGCCGACCAGGGCCAGGCCCGCCTCGGTGAGCGCCCAGACGTTGAAGGTCCGGCCCTGCTGTGGAAGGGGCTTCTTGCTCACCAAGCCGCGTCGCAGCGCTTCGGCGAGGAGGTCTCGCACCCGCTCGATCCCGACGTTCATCGGCTCGGCGATGTCGTTCAGGATCTCGGCGCCGGCGGCGATGTTGTGAAGCGCCTGGAGCATCCGCTCCTCGAAGGCCGCCGACCGGGCGGCATGGCTGTCGCGGTTGGTGCTGGTGGTCGGCTTGATCATCACGGCGCGGATGGCGTCCGACTTGCGCTGGCGCTCTTCCAGACAGCCCGGGCCGTCGTTCGGCTGACGCCAGGGCCGCGCATGCTTGTTGTCCTGCGCAGTCCGTCTGAAGCGAGGCTCGGGGGCCAGGTCGGGCGCGCGCGGGCGCGAAAGGTCGATCACGCGAGGCTGGTTCACGCGGCAGCTCCTGAAATGGGGGTGATGTGGATGTCGACGCCGCCGCGCTCGGCGGGGGTCTTGATGATCATCAGCTGGGTGATCTGCTTGTCGTCGACGAAGACGACGGCGTTGAAGGCGTCCAGCAGAGCCTTGCCGAGGTTGTCGGCGTCGAATTGGCCGTAGAACGGCTCCTGGCCCGCCAGGATCGCGGCGCGGCGCTTCTTCGAGTAGCTGACAGGGATCGGCAGCCGAAACCGGAGGGACACCGCCAGCGGGCCCTCGAGCGGCGGCGCGCCGGCCATGGCCTTCTCAGCGACGCCACGGACCTTGGCCTCATAGGCGCGGGTTCGGGAGTCCGTGTAGATCGTGGCGTGGTTCCCGCGCACGGCTGTGCGAGGGCGCCCCTTTCCGCGCGGATCGATCGTCACGGAGAAGGCCAGCGGCGCCATTACTCGGCCGCCGCCAGTTCGGGTTGAGCGTGTTCGCTGTCGTCGTCATCGTCCGGCGCCGTGGTGTCGAGGAAGCCGCTCTTCTTCAGGGCACGAGCCTCCTTGTCGGGGTCGAACTCGGTCGGCTCGGGCTCGGGCTCTTTCGGCGTGCGGGCCGAGATCATCTCCTCGACCTTGGAGAAGGACTTCACGGTCTCGGCCTGGCCCAGGTCGTAGCCGGTGAGCCAGAACTGATCCATGCGAGGCGGACAGCCCTCGGGGGCCTTGCGCTCGTCGCCGCGACGGCCGGCCAGGAAGCCGTCCGACTGCCATTCGAACTCGTCGCGCTTTTCCTGCGGCATGGCCGAGGCGTTGCCGCCGAACAGGTCTTGCTGGACGCCGAAGACCGGCAGGCCGAGGGCTACGCGGTCCTGGAAGCGCTGTTCTTCTTCCTTGGCCAGATCGCGGAGACGCGAGCCGACGTCTTCGCACAGGGCCAGCAGGCGCTTGCGGCTGTAGGCCTTGCCTAGGTCGCCCTTGGCGGTGTTGACCAGATCGGTCAGGGCTTCCTGCGCCGCCTTGAACGGCGCGCGGGCGATCTCGATCTCGCCGAGTTGGCCGCGAAGCTTGGCGACGTGGTGGACCAGCAGCGCCGCGCGATCTTCCTTCGTCAGCGGCGGATTGTTGTGACCGGCCTTGGGCGGCTCGCTATCATCTTTGGGCTTACGGGCCATCGAGGCCTCCTTCAGATACGCTGGAAAAAGCCGCCCAGCGCTTGCGGCTAGGCCCGTCAGAGCGATCTGCGGATGACGGAAACGAGGGTGCAGATGGTCAGCCAGAGAGCGGCGGACAGCGCTGCAGCGAAGGCGACGGGAAAGCGCGGATCACGCATGGCGGCGACCCCGCTTCTGCGAGCGCTTGAAGTTGCGCGAGCGCTTCTGCTTCCACGGGCGCTCCGGCGGCGGCAAGAAGACCTCGGCGCGCATCTCCGGGCGCTGGATCATCTCGATCATCCGGACCGTGTCGACCGGAGTCGGCATTCCGCGTTGATCGGTCTCCAGAACCACGTCAGGCGAGACGATGTGCACCTCATGGCGCGACAAGGCCTCCGTCACAGCGGCGGTCAGAGAGAAGGCAGAGCCGACCATGACGATGATCGGGCGACGATCGTCAGGCAGCGTCCCGCTCATCACGACACCGCCCGGATGTTGCGACGGGCCAGCACCGCCTCAAGATGGCGCTGGGCCTTCAGGAAGTTCTCGCGCGCGGTCTCCTCGGCCCGCTTCTGCTCGTGCGGCTCCTCAACCCCGTCGGCGCGCATCTCGACGATGGCTCCCATGGCGGCGGCCGAGGCCAGCGAGCAGTCGACTGAAGTCGCCATGAGGTCTTCCGCCGGCTCGCCCTGAACCAACTTGGCAAGGCCAGCGAAGACCACCGACCGCTCCAGCGCCTTCTCCAGCGTGAAGACCTGCCCCCAAGTCGGGATGTCGCCGGTGTGGTCCTCGCTCAGGCTGAGCAGCTGGCCGACGCGCTGGCGGGTGATGTTGAGGTAGGCGGCGCAAGCGTCCTGGGTGCCGATCGCGGCGACCAGCTGCTTGAACAACGCCTTGAGCATGGCAGGCTCGAATTCGAGGGCCTTCATTGCGCGATGGCTCCGTTGTGCAAGGTGATTTGCTGCGCTGCGGCGCGCATGTTCCGCCGGTCGCAGTTCGCGACGACCGGTGGGGACTGGTGATGGAAGACTGGATAGGCGGCGCGATCCGAGCGGGGGTCGCGGCGGGCCGAAATCGAGCGGCCGCGCGCCGACTTGGCGATCACGGGGGTCTCGAAAAGATCGCGGCGAGATGGTCCCGCGTCGCTGCGGGCTACATCGCTATGGGCTTGGGCGCGACCGAGCCGGGGGTAAGCCCGGCCGCGCCCGTTCACCTGGGCGGTGACACGCACCCCGGCGAAGCTGGTGAACTGTGAAGAGGTCTGGCGCGAGGGATGCGCCCAATCACGATCGCTCCCCCGCGCCTCATCGCGCCCGGCCCCGTCGCAGCTCCGCATCAGCGCAATGTTCGATTGTTGCCCCCCGGCGCGCATCAGGCGGCGACCTGCAGTGGTGCGGCAAAATACAACCGCGCGTGCGACTCCGTGTCACACAGGTTCGATTGTCCCAGACGGGGGGAAACCTTCGCCGTAGCGTCTGTCGCAAATCGACGATCGCTGGGGGGAGCCAAGATGTACGACCCGCACACGGTGTCCGTGATGCTCAGAGCGCTACGGGCGCCGGTCGAAGTGCAGGCCGCTTTGCTCGCGTTGCAGCGCTGCGACGGATTGACCAAAGCCAATTCGTTAACGGGCCTGCGACCGCTTTTGGCGGAGTCACAACGGCGAGTCAGGTCTATGCCCGAAGCCGCCGCTACCGTCGTCCCATTCCCTTCCGATCGAGCCGAAGCGCCCTCAGTTCGCCTGGCCCTCGCGTCGATTTTGGCCACCGGAAAGCGAACGCAGTTGGAAGTCGCACGGTGCGGGGTGAACATGCGCCGCGCATCCGCAGGCCTGAAGGCGCTGCCGGCCCGCAAAGGAGCGCCATCGCCTGTAAAGGCGCTCGAGGAGCTCCAGCGAGCCTGCTCGGCATGCGGCGGCTGCAGAGGCATCTAACCGCGCCCCTACTGATCAATGTCGGCAAGAACGAGTTCGGCTGCGGGAATGCCCGTCGCAGCCTCGATCTTCCGCGCAACTTCCACCTTGGGGCGGCGCTTCCGGTTGCGGATGCGCCACATCGTAGGCTGGGACACTCCGACCTTCGCCGCGAGTTCGGCATCGGTGATGCGGTTGGCGCTCATGTGCTCGTCTAAGGTCATGGCCGGAATATGCCTATTAGGAATATTCCTGTCCAGCCTATTTATTCCAAGCAGGCCCTAAACCATGCCAGCCGGCTCCTTCACAATATGCCTTATGGCGAAGCAACGGCACTTCATCCGGGAATGGCGCAAGTTCCGGGATCTGAACCAGGAGCAACTGGCGGAGCGCATGGGCGTCGGCCAGCCATTTATCTCCAAGATCGAGCGCGGTGCCCAAAGCCCCGACCTGGAGTTTTTGGAACGCGCCGCCGACGCTCTGAACTGCTCGACAACCGATCTCATTAAGCGCGACCCCAACGACCCGGAGGCGATTTGGGATCTCTGGGAAAAGATGCAGCCGGTCCAACGTGAGCAGCTCGTCGAGATAGCCAAGACGCTTCAGAAAGTCAGCTAGGCCGCCACGCGGTTAGGGGGAATAATGAACACCGCTTCGCAGACCGGCCTGAGCGCCGACACACAAGCGCTCATGGCGTTCGAGTCGAGCAAGAAATCGACGGGGGTCGCATACCTGCTGTGGTTCTTCACGGGCGGCTTTGGCGGGCATCGCTTCTATCTGGGACGGACAGGCTCAGCCGTTGGGCAGCTGATCCTCAATGTCCTCGGCTGGTGCACAGTCTGGTTCGGCGTAGGAGTGATCTTCTTCGTTGCGCTGGGCATTTGGCTGTTGATCGACCTTTTCACGATCCCAGGCATGATTGCGCAACACAACGGGGCCCTCATGTCCCGGCTGAACGCTTCCTCCACGCCCGCTGCCGTGAAACTGGATCCTGCGGACGAGCTGACGAAATACGCGGCTCTCAAAGAGAGCGGAGCCATCACCCAGGCGGAATTTGACGAGCAGAAGGCTCGGATCATCGGCAAGCCGATGATCGTCGCTACCACGCCGTCAATCGTCGATCCAGACTGATGACATTTCGGATGGACCGATCAACCATGCTGATGGCGCTCGGCGCCGTCGTGGTCTGGGCAGTGTTCGCGGTCTTGGTCGGCCCGAAGTTGATCAAGAAATGGTCGACGGTTTCGACGGCGAAGGAGCTTGTCGCCCGCGATCTGAAGGACCCTTCGTCTGCGCAGTTTCGCAATGTGAAGCGCGGCGAAAGGGCCGTGTGCGGCGAGGTCAACGCCAAGAACAGCTACGGAGCCTACATCGGATTCCGGCACTTTTACGTGGAAAGCGGAGAGGCGAGCATCGAACCGGGCCTACCAGATGAGCGGCTGGCGCCTGGCGTTGGCCCGCAAACCCTCCAGCAATGGGAAGATCAAATCTCCTTCAGAAGCTTATGGCTATCTAGGTGCGACACGCCTCTTCCAGTCCTCCCGGCATCATTGGAACCGGCTCTTCCAGACCTCAAGCAATGACCGCCCTGTCCTTGGAGGCCTAGCCTTGACTGAGAACACGCACCAAATTCTGTGCGGTGTCTGCGAAGTGGCTCCGCAGCCCATCCCTGATACCGAGCCGCAGCGTTGGCGTTGCCCCGTCTGCGGAGTCGACGACGCCCAGGAAGCAGTGATCCGGGAAGCTGGCGAACACGCTCGCGACGTAGTGGCGCGAGACCTCCAGGAGAAGGCTCGCGACGTCGGGCGGAAGGTCGCCTGGATCAAAGTCACCGCCGAGCCGATCCCAGAACGCGCTTTCCGCTGGATATCGCGCGCCTACGACTGAAGCCGCCACCGTCTCTGACATCGTCAGACCTCCACCCAGGCCCGCCCCATCGGTGGGCCTTTTTCGTGTGGACATCGTAACCCACATGAGCGGCCACCCGATCAAAAATATTCCTAGTTGGACTTTTCCTCTTGCGTAGGAATATTCCGGTATGGCATATTGATCCTCGTCAACAGACGGGAACCGCCCATGTCCACCCCCTCGAAGATCGCCGCCCTGGAGACCGCGCTAGCGGCTCTTGAAGGCAGTGCGCCGGTCCTGACCCAGGCTCAACGCCTGCGGAAGCTGGCCACGGTTCAGCGCCGCCAAGGCATGGCGAGCATCCAGGCCCTGGCGCAGACCCGCCGCTGGGTCGCCAAGGCTGAGAGCTACAACCCCGGCGTCGGGCAGTTCTACGGCGTCCCCACGAACGGTGACGTCCGCGCACGGACACTGGCCTTCGCGCTGGACTGCCGGGCTCGCGCCAACAAGGCAGCGGCCAAGGCGCGCGAGATCGAAGCTTCGGCTCAAGGCATGAAGTGGGCCGCCGAATGAGCGCCGCCCGCAAGGTCCAGCCCGACCGCAACGACCCCGAGATGTACGAGGTCGCCGGCCCCTACCTCGTGGCGGGCAACCTGCCGATCGAGGACGCGAGAGAGATCGCCGCATTGCCGGCCGTCATGGAGGCGCTTCGGTCCTGCCAAGCGGCCCTGAAGATGATGACGAACGCCGACTCCATCCGCGAGACGACCGTTCTCTGCGCCTGGACGTGCGCTGTCAGGGCTGAAGCCAAGGCCCGCTCCGCCATCGCTCTCGCTACGGGAGCCCAGGCATGACCGCCCCCGCTCCCCGCCAGAACCCGCTCCGGCTCTCGTTCTGCGGCCGGTTCGTCGTGACGGATGACCTTCATCCGGTGCTCTACACGATCGCCGAGGCCCGCGACTGGCAGCGCCGGGTCGAGCGTCAGGCCGCCGCCTACGAGCGCGACGCCGACCTCTCCGACCGCAAGGACATGCCCGCCGAGGCTGAAATCTCGCGGGGCATGGCCGTCACCCTTCTCAACCTCGCCGCCGACCTCGCCGAGGTACTGGCGGGCGCCCAGCAGAAGGTCGCCGCCTGATGACCGAGGACGAAGCCCGCCTGTTGCAATGCTGCGGCCCCGAGGGCGCGGGCCACTTCAACGAGAAGCCATACCCGGCCCGCTGGTGCGTCGGGTCCTCCTGCATGGCCTGGCGCACGACGGGCCGTCAGAAGTTCAAGGCGCCGAACGGCACGTTGGCTGACGTTGATCTGACCGGCAACGGCGAATGGATCGATGTGGGCGCGTTTTGCGGCCTCGCTGGAGCGCCCCGCTGATGCGCCCGGTCCTGATGCCCCTCTTCTTCCAGGCCCACAGCGGCGTGGTCCACTTCCTGGGCCGTCCGCTGTCGGAGCTTGCCGCTATGCGCGCCCACGTCGGCCTCCGCGTGGCCGCGCTGGACGCCCCGAGCGGGAGCGACGCCGAGAAGGTGTTCGCCCTGGCCAAGGAGCAAGCCGCCCAGGCCATCGCCGAGGCGCGGACCCAGGCGAGGGCCGCGTAATGGCCCTCTACAGCCACCGCTTCGGCGACGTCCTGCGCCATGACCGGGTCCTGACCGATCGCGAGGTCGGCGAGTTCCAGGAGATCCACCGCAAGGCGATCATGTCCGCGCGGCGCTCCGGCTGGCGGCTCAGCGAGAGCAACCACGTCGAGTGGGGCTTGGAGCTGGTCAAGGCCGTCATGGACGCCAACGACGCCCGCAAGGCCCGTGACGCCGCGCCGCTGACCGTCGCCACCGCTGAATTTCTCAAGGTCGCCAAGGACCGCCGCATCGACGGCGGAACCAGGGGCGGCCCAACCGCAACCCTCAACGCTAGGAGCGCCTGAACATGTCTGTGCTGATCAACGAGTCCTGCGACTTCTTCATGGTCTGGACAAAGACCGGCCACAAGCCGCGCAAGGTCCACGCCACCCGCGAGATCGCCGAGGCCGAAGCGGCGCGCCTCGCTGGCCTGAACCCCGGCAAGAAGTTCATCGTCCTGCACGCCTACACCAAGGTCGTGGCCCAGGTGACGGTCGAGCCCGTGCCGGAGGCCGCTTAGATGGCCTCTTCCTTCTCATCGAGAGCAACCGTGGATTTCCACGTCGTCAACAGCAAGGGGACGCTGTTGCTCGCGACCCCCTGCCGGGACATCGCCAAGGCGCGGGCCAAGGAGGCCAGTCAGAGCCAGGACGGCGTCGAAGTCTTCGAGGTCACGGTCACGACCACGCGTCGCCGGGCCTACAAGCCCGCGCCGCCGAAGGTTTCGTCGGTCACCAGCCAACCGATCTCGCTCGCGATGGCGGGAGCGGCTGCATGAAGATCGAGCTGAACGAACCCGTCCTCGATGACGATTATCCGATCTACGCCGACTACCTCTACGTCGCCGACGGCAAGGTGATCCGCAGCGACTGGCACGGCATCACGGCTCGCCAGCTGCGCGTCCACCTCGGCGCGTCCGAAATCCGGCGCTGCGACATCGCGGGCCGGAAGGCTGCGCCGGTGTCGGCATGAACAGCGCCGACATGTTCATCCACGCATGGATCGCCCTGGTCGCCTTCGGAGCCCTAACGCTCTGGATCATGATCAACGAAGGCCGCCGCCGCCCGACTCTGTTCGAGCTGCTGTTTCTCGCCTGGTTCGCCTTCCTCCTCACCGTCGCGACGGTGACGCCGTGAACCCCGCCCTCGCCCTCCTCCTCGCCTATCCCGCTGCCCTCGCCGCCTTCGTCCTCTGGGCGTGGTGGGAAGGCATGCACGGCCGCGATCCCTCGTAACCCCGAACCATGGAGACCGCGCCCATGAACGCGCCGACTTCCCTGATCCCCCTCGTCGAAGCCAACCCGGCCATGGTGCTGCTGGAGCCGGTCAAGTTCGACCAGTTCTATGACGAGGTCGCCCGCGAGGTTCGCTCGCACGTGCCCGACCTGACGACGAACAAGGGCCGCGAGGCCATCGCGTCGCTGGCCATGAAGGTCTCCAAGACCAAGACGGCCATCGACGACGCTCGCAAGACCCTGACCGAAGACGCCCGCGCTCAGATCAAGAAGGTCGACGAGCAGGGCAAGATCATCCGCGACAAGCTCGACGCCCTTCGCGACGAGGTGAAGCAGCCGCTGGTCGAGTGGCGCGCTGCCGAGGATGAACGCATCGCGGCGTGTCAGCGGGTCATCGACGGCCTGAAGCGCGACGGCCTGGTCACGAACGACGATACCAGCGAGACCGTCGCCGGCCGCCTTGATCTGGTCCGCGCCGTCGAGATCACGGCCGAGCGCTTCCAGGAATTCGAAGACCTCGCCAAGACCCTGCGCGAAAGCGCCATCCAGTCGCTGGAGGCCGGCGCCGAACGTCTTCGCATCGCCGAGGAGGAGCGCGCCGAACTTGCGCGGCTGCGTGCGGCGGAGGAGGAGCGCCAGCGGCAGGCCGAGGCCGATCGTATCGCTGCCGAAGCCAAGGCCGCCGAAGAACGCGCCGAGCAGGAGCGCAAGGAAGCCGCCGCCCGGGCTGAGCGCGAGGCCGAGGAGCGTGAAGCTGCCGAGCGCCAGCGGATCGCCGACGCGGCGGCGGCTGCTGAACGGGCCGCGACTGAAGCGGCGGCGCGGGCGGCTGAGGAAGCCCGACAAGCCCAGGAGCGCCAGCACGCGGAAGCTCTTGCCGCCGAACGCCGGCGCACCGAGGAAGCCGAAGCCGCGCGTCAGGCTGAGATCGACCGCGCGGCCAGGGCCGAGGCTCAGCGCCTCGCCGACCTACAGGCCGAGGCCGACGCTCAGGCCGCTCGTGAAGCCGACCGCGCGCACCGTGGCCAGATCATGGGCGCGGCGAAGGAGGCCATCATGGAAGCCGCCAAGGTCTCCGAGAAGGCCGCCAAGGACATCGTCCTTGCCATCGCCGCCGGGTCCATCCCGGCCGTGACGATCCGGTTCTAGCCGATGAACGCGCGCGCGACCTTCAATGGCGGCCGGCCGTTCCAGGCGAAAATCTGGACCGGCTCGATCGACGGGCCCGGCCTCTATCTCGGCGTCCCCGATCAGGTCTACCACGCCGACCCTTGCCCCGAGCCTTCGCTGTCCTCGCATATCGCGAAGATCGCGCTGAAGCGGTCGGTTCGGCACGCCCAGGTCGCGCACCCGCGCTTCGCCGAGCCGGTGCTGGACGAGGCCGACGAGGACGACGACGACAAGCCGGCGCCCGCCGCGCATCTCCTGATCGGCTCGGCGGCTCACGCCATGGTTCTCGGCGCCGGCGCTCCCGTCGTCGAGATCAAGGTCAAGAAGTTCACGACCAACGACGCCAAGGCCAAGCGCAAACTGGTGCTGGACGCGGGCGGCATCCCGCTCAAGTCCAAGCACTACCGGATCGCTCAGCGCATGGCGGAGATCGCGCGGCCGATCCTGCTGGACCGGCTCGATGGCGAGTTCGTGCCGGAGGCGATGCTGACCTGGCAGGAGCGCGGCATGTGGCGGCGCGGCCTGGTCGACGCCACCGCTCCGAACATGCGCAGGGGTGTCGACTACAAGACCTCGGGCCGCCCGTGCCCGCCGTCGGTCGCCGCGCAGTTCGTCAACTCGAACGGCTACCCCTTCCAAGAGGGGTTCTATCGCCGGGGCTTCAACGCCCTCGACCCCGACGGCGTCGGCCGGCGCAAGTTCGAGTTCATGTTCCAAGAGGTCGAGGCGCCGCACGCGATCGCCTTCGTGGAATGCGACGAAGCGAACCGCTCCCTGGCCGACGAACAGGTCGAAGCCGCCTGCAACATCTGGGACCGAGCGCTGCTGAGCGGCGAATGGCCCGCCTACCCCCTCGAAGCCTACAGCGCCTCGCCCAAGCCCTGGGAGCTCTCGACCTGGGAAGAGCGCGCGATGACCGACGACACCCTCAATCCCGTGGAGATTGACCATTGACCCGCACGTTCCAAGTCCGCCCGGCCGCCCGTGAGCAGGTTCCTGTTCTCGTCGGGCTGGTTGGCCCCTCCGGCTCCGGCAAGACCTATTCGGCCCTGCGCCTCGCCTCCGGCGTCCAACAGGTGACCGGCGGGGAAATCTTCTTCATCGACACCGAGGCCCGCCGCGCCCTGCACTACGCGGGCGAAGGCCCGGGCAAGTTCAAGTTCCAGCACATCGACTTCGGCGCTCCGTTCGGCTCGCTCGACTATCTGGACGCCATCCGACAGTGCGCCGAAGCCAAAGCCGGCGTCATCGTCGTCGACTCCATGTCGCACGAGCATGAAGGCCCGGGCGGGATGATCGACTGGCAGGACCAGATCCTGACCAACATGGCCGGCGACGATTACGGCAAGCGTGAGCGCATGGCGATGCTTGCCTGGCAGAAGCCCAAGGCCGCCCGCCGCACCCTGCTGAACGGGATTGTCCAGATGGGCGTGTCCTGCATCATGTGCTTCCGCGCAGGCGAGAAGACCAAGCCGATCAAGGATCAGAACGGCAAGCTGAAGCCGACTGGCATGGGCTTCACCCCGATCGCCGGCCCCGAGTTCGTCTACGAGATGACGATGAGCGCCCTGCTCTATCCGCGCTCCGACGGCGTGCCGACCTGGGATAGCGACCTGCAGGGCGAGCGCATGGCGATGAAACTGCCGGGCCAGTTCCGCCAGATGTTCGCCAAGGGCGCGCCGCTGTCGGAAGAGCATGGCCGGCTGCTGGCTGAATGGGCGCGCGGTGGCGCCCCAGCCCAGGCGCAGGGCCAGACGGCCACGTCGAGCACGTCCGAACTGACCCTGGCCCAGCGCGCCTCGATGTACGAGGACCGCCTGAAGGCTGCGCCAAACCTGATCAAGTTGCGCGCTGTCCGCGAGGCTAACGCCCGCCTGCGCGAGGCCCTAGACGCCGCCGAACCGGAGATGATGGCCGAGCTGGAGCAACTGTTCAGCGACCGCTGCGACTTCCTCGAAGAGGCCGAGCGCGATCAGGGGGCGGCGTAGATGGCTGAGCGCCCGATCCTCTTCAGCGCGCCGATGGTGCGCGCGATCTTGTCCGGCGAAAAGACGCAGACCCGGCGCGTGGTGAAGCGCGCGTCAGATCATCCCGACGCCGAAGCGCACATGATCCGTGGCGAGGCGCATTTCGGCATTCGCGGCCCCGGGACCTTCCATTTCACCCACGGTGAAGAAGGCGATCTGCCGGCGATCCGGTGCCCATATGGCAAGCCGGGCGACCACCTCTGGGTCCGAGAGACCTGGGGCATGAACCACTACCAGTTCGAGCATGGCCCGATTCCGAAATCGCGGCCCGCCGACTTCGATGAGCCGGATAGTCAGTATCTGGTCTTCCGCGCCACCGAGGACGACGCGGAGGTCCAGAACGAACTGCGCTGGTGGCCGTCGATCCACATGCCCCGCTGGGCGTCGCGGATTGCCTTGGAGATCACTGGCGTCCGCGTCGAGCGCTTGAATGAGTGCTCCGAACAGGACGCGCAAGCGGAAGGCGCTGTCTACGGCTATGGCGAAGGTGCGAAAATCTCGCAGCGCCGCATGTATCAGTTGCTCTGGGACACCATCAACGGGCCGGGAGCCTGGAACGCCAACCCCTTCGTCTGGGTCGTCGAGTTCAAGCGGGTGCAGGAATGACCCTGACCCACGAAGAGCGCCAAGCCGTCGACCTGGGCAAGAAGCTGACCCGCCGGGAGAACCAAGCCCGCAACCGAACCCTCCGAGCCGAGCGCAAGGAGCGCACCAAGGCGGTGATCGCCAGCACGGCGCCGGGGAAGCGTGACCCGCGCCAACGGGACGCGGAGTTCCTGTCGTGGCTGCACGTCGACATCCCCTGCATCGGTTGCCTGATCGAAGGGCCGGGGCCGGTCGAGTTCGCCACGATCGAGGCGTGCCACCTCAAGATATCGATCGCCGGCAAGGGCTGGGCCAAGGCCGGGCTCGGCAACCGCACCCATGACCAGAAATGTGTCGCTATGTGCGCGTGGCATCATCGCCTCGCCGCCAACAGCTGCGACACCGGCGGCCAGCTGAAGTTCTTCACCCGCGTGGGCTTGGGCACCGACGTCGCCGACTTCTGCCGCGACCTGTTCAACGCCTTCAGGGCCGGAAACAGCGGCCGGGACGTCGTCATGGCCTGGGTCGCCGCGGCTAAGGCCAATCGGGCGGAGGCGGCAGCGTGAGCGAGCTTCGCGTCATCGACCTTTTTAGCGGGATCGGCGGCTTCACCCTCGGCCTTGAGGCCGCTGGATTGGTGACAGTCGCCTTCTGCGAAGTCTCTCCGATCTGCCGACATCTGCTCGCCCACCATTGGCCCGAGGTCAAACAATATGACGACGTCACCACCCTTACCGCTGAGCGACTGGCCTCAGATGGACTTGCCGTCGATGTCATCTGTGGAGGATTCCCCTGCCAAGACCTCAGTTACGCGGGTGCCGGGGCTGGGCTTGACGGCGCTCGCTCGGGCCTCTTCTGGGAAATCGTCCGACTGGTTCGCGAGCTTATCGCAGCAGGACGGCGACCCAAGTACCTCATTCTGGAAAACGTCGCAGCGCTCCTTGGTCGAGGACTTGGAGAGGTTCTCGGGGCCTTGGCCGCGCTCGGGTATGATCTCTGGTGGGATTGCATACCAGCTTTCGCCGTTGGCGCCCCTCACCGGCGCGACCGAGTCTGGATTGTTGCCTACCCCAGAGGCGAGCAACACCAAGGCTTTGGCGATGCGTTCAGGCGGGCGGTCGCCGCGGAACTTTCTCGCGCCGCTGTGGCCAACGCCGAGGAGTGCGAGCGGGATGAGTTCGCCGCTTCGCAACCCGAAGAACATCCAGGGGCAAGGCCGATCGCGCTTGGAGGATGTGATGGCCCTGCGCATGTGGCCGACACCGACACCGACCGCGGTCGAGGGGCGACGAGGCAACCAACCGCCGAGGCCGCACGACAAGGGTGTTCCGCTGGCGCAGATGGTGGCGCTTTACCCGACGCCGCGGGCGACGGATGGGACCAAGGGCTTGCGAACGCCGGAGGGTGCGGCCCGGGAAGTGGAGCGCAACAAAGGCCCCGACTTGGGGGCCGTGGTTGGTGGCTCTCTGAACCCGACGTGGGTCGAGTGGCTCATGGGGTTCCCGCTCGAGTGGACCGCCTGCATGGCCTCGGCAATGCGGTCGTCCCGCAAGTCCCCGAAATCCTCGGTCGAGCCCTGCTGACCGCGATCGATGCCGAAAGGCTCGCAGCATGAATCGCGCCGTCGTGGACCTCGACGCCTACCTCGCCGAGCGCCAGCCCTCCCAAGACCGAAAGGCCGATCATGTCTGATCAAGTGCGAGACGACGAGACCACACTTGGCCGCGTGACGTGGCATTCCAGCGACGAGGATTCCGGTCCTGATGTAGGGCTCTCGCTTGGCCTCGGCGGCGGTCAGGCGCTCTACGTGGGCGAGCTTGCCGAACAGACGCTGGAAGAAAACGGCATTGGCGAGCACGTCCAAGGCGTCGGCTGGTGGATCGCCTTGGAGTCCAGCGACAGCTTGGACGTCGTCGGGGCTGTGGCGAAGGCTGACGAAGCCCGCGAGCTTTTCGACACGATTGCAGCCGCCCTCTCCTCCTCCCAAGAGCGAGAGACCATCCTAAGGGAGCGGGTCGCCTATCTCGAAGCAGGCATTCTGGAAGCCCAAGGCTCGCTGATCACCCAGGACGACGTCATCTGGTTCGGTGGCCAGTCGGTCGAAACGCTCTGGGAGCATCTGGAAGCGGTTCGCGATCCCGAGGGCCTGAACCCGTCGCCCTGCGAAGCCACCCCATCGAAATCAGGTGCCGCATGACCGAAGCCAAGGGGCTGAGCCCTGAGAATTTCGCACTTTACCAGTCGGTCTGGAAGGATGCTTCGCAGTTTCCGCGAAAGGGCTATTGGGCCGCGCTGAACACGTTGATCGACGCCGCTCGTGCCGAAGAGCGGGAGAAGGTGGAAGGGTGGAAGTTGGTGCCGATTGAGCCCAACGGCGATATGCGAATGGCGGCTTGGGACGCCTACTCGGCTACTGATCACGTCAAGATCGGAACGACCGCTATGGGCGTAAAGATCTACCGCGCCATGCTTGCCGCCGCTCCCGCTCCTGCTGATGGGGTGGCGGATGTCTGAGCGCCCCGTTCTCTACGACCTCTTCTGCGCTGCTGGTGGTGCTGCGATGGGCTATCACCGCGCCGGTTTTCGCGTGATCGGATGGGACATCAATCCGCAGCCGCATTACCCGCGTGAGTGCGAGTTTCGCCAGGGCAACGTCCTGGACCTGACGTCAGGGAAGATCCGGCGCGAAGCCCACGCGGTCCACGCCAGCCCGCCTTGCAGCAAGCACACGATGGCGACGCGCTTCCATGGCAATGCAGACAGCCATGCTGACCTGATCGAGCCGACACGCGCCCTGCTGGATGCCGCCGGCCTGCCGTACATCATCGAGAACGTGGTTGGCGCGCCGATCCGGGCTGACATCACGCTCTGCGGAACCATGTTCGGCCTGAAGATCGCCAAGCATCGCATTTTCGAATGCAGCTTCCCGGTCGCCTTCGATCTCCTGCCGCCGTGCGACCATTCGGACGTCTACGACCCATGGCATGGCAAGGGCCGCACGGCTGACCAATTCCGCCAGGCGCAGGACACACCATGGATACCGATGCAGGGCGGCGCAAGCCGCAAGCGCGGCGTCACGGGCGACCTGATGAACGCCATCCCGCCAGCCTTCACTGAGTATCTGGGCCGCCAACTGATGGCGCGGGTTCAAGCTGAAAGGCTTGCAGCATGACCACTGGCCTAAGCGAAGTCGAAACTTTGAGGGCGGGCGCTGGAGGGCTGTTGTCCGAAGTGGGCCTGGCGCAGGAGCGCGGAGCGGCTGCTGCTGACTGCTTTTCGACAGTCAGGGCTCACGTCGTCCTCTCCAGGTACTCCAGCCACATATCGCCCCTCAATCTCAATCGGAACTGATGACATGAGCATCGACTGGAACGGGAAGCCGCATTGGTGGAGGCTTTTAGGGATGCCCTGCCCGCGCGATCGCATCTTTTGGATCGTGACGGAGGAAGGGGAGGTACATGAGGTCGCCTACAGCGACGACTACAAGCTCTACACCGGCCGCGAGACCTACTGCCGCGTCGATGGCGAGCCTGGGTCGTGGGAGCCAGACGAGATCGCAGGCTGGACCGATAGCCACAAGGACGCCGACGAAGCGGCGGCTATGCTTGTCCGACTGCTCGATGGATTTGCGGAGGCATGAGTGTTCCGACGCAATGGCAGACTATGAACCGTACAGCCCTGATCGACACGGCTAGGACGTGGGCTGACCGCCAAATGGCCATCCACGACGCCAAGGACGGCTTGGCCAAAAGCCTGAAAGACGCCGCGTTCTACCGTGCTGATGCGCTGTATGAATTCGCGGCTGAGATCGAGGGAGGAAGTTTTGACGCCGACAGCCCACCCACCTCGCAAGAGCCGGTGGCGTGGCGCATCAGGCCAACAAGTGCTGACCCAGAAGAGTGGCAGTTGCGTACAGCCGGTGCTGGTCTCGATTTCTTGGGTCGATCCGGTTGGGAATGCCAACCTCTCTTCGCCGGCCCTCAAACCCCAGGTGCAGCATGACAGCCACCCCAGCGAGGTCAACCATGCGTGAAGACCCCGCCGAAAGCGATCTGATCAAGACCGCAGAAACGGCGCTATGGGCGACGATTGATTGCCACATGGACGGCGACGATGTGGCGCGCTGGGATGCGGTGGACGCGGTCACCGAACTGTTGGCCGCTCTCGGCCGTCAAGCCGAGCGCATCACCGCTCTGACGGCCGAAAACCGCGCGCTCCTCGACGCCACCACCCCCAAGTCCAGCGGTACAGAGGGCGGGGTGACGGAGGCGATGGTTGAGGCGGCGGCTATGGCTTGGACGGCGCAGGTTGCGGACGACCTCGGACTAGCCATCGCCTATAATCCAACGGACGAATTTCGCGCCCGCATCCGCGCCGCTCTCACCGCCGCCCTAGCCGAAGGGGCGGAGACCATCGAGCAAGCCTACAAGCGCGGCTGGAACGACCGCGAGGCCGACTTCATGGTCCGTATGGACGGGATCTTGCCGCTCGCCGACGAAGGGGAGAAGTCCGCGCCGGGTGGTGAGCCTGTGGCTTGGCGCGGCCGCTCGTGCGGACCCGAGCGCGAATGGGTGGCCACGTGCGACGAACGCATGGCCAAGAGCGAGTTCATGTCCGACGTCCGTCCGCTTTACGAGCGGCCCACGCCGCCGACAGCGGGCGGGTGGAAGCCGGATAGGGATGTGATCGCTGACCGGGTGCGGACAGCTGTCGCTCTCGCGATCAGCGATGGGGAATGGCTGGGGCGTCGTGGCCGCGACGGCATGCTTCCGGCCGCGATGAATGAGGCGCGCGAGACGGCTAGAAAGGCCCGCTTCGAGTACATCATGGACGCTATCCTAGCGCTGCCGTCCACCCTTGAGGGAGGGGAGTAGACCATGAAGGTCATCATCAACGCCGATCCCGAAGACTTCGACGAGGCCGTCAGGATCATCCGCCAGGAAACTCCGCGCTATGTCGAGGGGCGCTACAACCGCATCGGTTGGGGCTGGAGCTACAGCAGGTCGAACTATCCCGACGCGACCTTCTTCGTCCGCCGGATCAAGGACGGCCTGTCGATCACGGCCAACCGCTCGGTGCGCGTCGCTAAAGCCGGAGACCCCGCACCATGAGCGGTCCAGCCGAAATGGTCTACTACGGTGGTCGCCAGGTCCGCCGCTTCGTCAGCTATCCCGAGCCCGTCACGGATGGAACGACCCGCTGTGGCGTCTGTGGTCAACTCGACGACGAAGAGTTCCACGACGAGCCGGTGTGCAAGGCGATCTATGACGCCGCTCGCTCCAAGGGAGACCCCGCATGACCAAGCTGACCTTCGATACAGCGCCGGCCAATTTCCCGCTTTGGGGCGTCTATGGTTCGGACTGCTTTCCGACCGTGTTCGCCTGCAAGCTGCGGGATTATCCCGACTGTGGCCGCGCCATTTGGGGGTGGAGTGTCTATCGCCGCAAGGGTGCCTACCGGACGCTAGGCACGGGAAAAGACTGGGCTGATCAGAGCCGACTTCGTCTGTTTCTGACAAGACAAGATGCGTTCGATCATGTTGCATCGCTGTTTCCAGCCGGCCGCCTCGCCCTTCAGCAGGAGGGCGGAAAGCCATGATCACCATGCGACCGACGGCGGGCGAATTCCTCATCAACGGCGTGCGCGTCGGGACCTGGCACGAGACCGCCAAGGGTGTCGTCCACGCCAACACCATCACCGGTGTCAGCGGTCAGCACCCCAGTTATGGGGACGCCCTGACCGCAGTGACCGAAAGCGTTACGACGTGGTTGTCGGCGATCTCTGGCGCCAAGCGGCAAGGAGATCAGCCATGAAGGTCGAGCAAACTGCCGGTGTTTTCCGCATCGAGGTCTACACAGATGGCCATCCGCTTTGGCCGTCGATCTTCAGCATCGAGCCCAATGGCGACAAGGTCGAGGTCCGGACCAATTTGGCGGGCCTTCATGACCTCCGATACTGCATCGATCGAGTTCTGGCGCAGCTGGGAGGTAAGAATGGGTGACCTTGCCCGCGTCATAGCGAGGCCGCTGCCGGCCGACTGGTCGGACGATGCGCCGATGCGGCTGGATGAAGCCGCTGCAGTCATGGCTACCGAGCTGCCCGTCACCGTCGCCATGCTCCGAACCGAGATCCGCAAGGGTCGGTTGACCCCCGCTCCCGTCGCGGGGAAGTTCTATGTCACGCCCGCCCAGGTGCGGGCCCTCTTTAGGCCGCCGACATGTCCCGACACGCCAAAGGTCCCCGCCTCTACCTCCGACAAGGGCGGATCGACCGGCGTACCGGCGCCCAACTCCCGTCGCGATACTTCATCCGAGACGGACAGAAGGAGGTCGGCACAGGCTGCGGCCCTGATGGCCTGCGAGAGGCTGAGAGGGCGCTTGCCGCCTACATCGCCAGCAAGTACGTCACGCCGCCGACAGCAGCCGATCGCCGACGTGATCCCGATCAGGTCCTAGTCGCTGAGGTCTTAGCGCTCTACGCCCATGAGCGGGCGCCAGAACTGGCCGGCGACGCCGTCTCGATCGCCGGCTTCATCAGCCACCTCTTGGGCTTCTGGTTCGAGAAGACCCTGGGGGATGTTCGGCGGTCGACCTGCCGGGAGTATGTCGCCCACCGCACCGCTCAGACCGTTCGAAGGGCCGGCCTGGAGACCGGGCGGAAGGTCTCGGACCAGACGGCCCGCCGCGAACTCGAGGTCCTGTCGGCGTCGATCGGCTACTGGCACGGCGAGGACAAGCTTTCGTCCCGGCCGGAGGTCTGGTTGCCGCCGAAGCCGCCCAGCCCAAGGGACGCCCTCACGCGCTCACAGGTGGCCGCGCTACTCCTCGCGGCCCGTGGCCGGCGGAGAGCGCCGAACGGCAGCTGGAGCCTGCTGCCAGGCTCTTCGCGCGCCAACCGGGCGCACATGGCTCGCTTCGTCTTGATCGCCCTCTACACCGGGTCGCGCTCGGCTGTAGTCACGTCATTGCTCTGGCGCGAAAGCCCAGCCCAGGCATGGGTCGATCTCGAGCGCGGCATGGTCTACAGGCGCGGCCGCGCGGAAAGGGACCACAAGACCAAGCGCCGGCCCGTGGTGAAGCTCTCGCCGCGCCTTCTTAGCCATATGCGGCGATGGCGTCGGATTGACGAGGCCCAAGAGATAGCCTGGCGTGAGGAAGACGCGCGCCTCGGACCTGGCCGGCCGGTGCGCCTTCTCAACGCCGTCGTCCATCACGGCGGGCTACCTGTCGCCAAGGTCAAGAAGGGCTTTTCGGGTTGCGTCAGGGACGCCGGCCTTCCGCACGAAGTGACCGCGCACTGGCTCCGGCACACAGCCGCGACGCTGCTTATGGAGGCGGGTGTCGACCCGTGGCTGGCCGCGTCCTACATCGGCATGTCGATAGCGACACTGGAGAAGCACTACGCCCACCACCGGCCCGATTTCCAGGCCGAGGCGCGAGGCGCGCTCTGAACTCATTCCCCAGTTATTCCCCAGAATGAAACGTTTTGACGTGAACGAAACGCGACCATTTAGGGGAGTATGAAACGAGAAATCCCTTGTGAATAAGGGATGCGGTAAGAGAGCCCTTCGTTCACACCGAGGGGGTCGCAGGTTCAATCCCTGCAGCATCCACCAATGTTTTCAATTGCTTAGCGCGCATCAACCTGACGCACTCCCCAGAATGCTCCCCAGGTTACAGCCATGGGCCACTTCTCCGACCCCGTCCTTGCTCGCACCGCTCCCGCCGACCTGACGATAGCTGACTGCGTCGAAGGCTGGCTGGACGTGGCGATCTGGTGCGCGGGGCGATGTGGAGGCCGACCGGTTGATCTGGCCAGGCTCAAGCCGCTGTCCGAGCGCAAGGTTCTAGACCTCATGCGAGAGGGTGTCTTTACTTGCAAAAAGTGCAAGAAATTCGCCGACGCGGTGTCGATCAACTCGTCGGAGCATGCTGATAGGATCTTGTTCTGGAGGCTTGGTGATGACGCTATGCCGTCCTGAGTGTCGGACACGAAATCCTTTGACAGGATACGTCCTATCGCCACAACCTTCCGTGTGGAGGGAACGCGCCATGGATCAACAGATCGTCAACATGCTTTCCGTCGCGCTCGATCGAGCCCAGCGCGGCGAAATTGCGGCCATAGCGATCATCACCTCAGATGCGCAAGATGTCGCGTCGGTAGGCTATCTGGACCGGGATCACAGCAGTGGTTTGGACGATGGCATTGCGTTTCTCCTGGCGTCGCTAACGCTCAACCCGGATTTCGATGAGGGTCTGGATCCTGAATTCCCAGCCAGGGCGCTTGGTCCGATCGATAAATCTGTGGCGAAGTGAAGGGGGCGACCCGTCCGAGGAACCCCAGACCTAAGCCGCTCCGGTGTGTTCGGCCCAGAAACGACGAAGGGCCCGCTACCTCCGAAGAAGCAGCGGGCCGGAACTTGCAAAATCTGCAAGTAATTGGAGCTCAAGCCCTAGGGCGAGCAGTCAGGGCGCGGGATCAGGCGCCTTGATGGTCTTCTTCCAGAGTGCGGCCTGGCTGGCCCAATAGGTCTGCCAGGCCGTCACGGCTTCGGCGTTGATGCGGCATGTTTCTGCGTTGGCGATAAGGACGGATGCGGCAGCAGCGTCTGTAACGCCGCTGGGCGTTGCATCAGCTCGGCCGGCGGGGTCGGAAAGGCCGGGCAGACCAAGGACGGCTGCGTCGTGCAGGCGGACAAAGCCGACAGACAAGCTCCCGCGAGTAGGGTCTTGAGGAACCGCATAGGGGATCTCCTTCAACAGGGTCTTGGTGATGGTTCGGATCTCGACCTTCTTGGCCGCCAGCTTTTCGGCGGTCTTCGCGCCGATCTCCGCCGACTTGGCCTCGACCTTGGCGACGTGCTTCTGGGCCGCCTTCACGCGCTCAGCCTGCGCGGCGACCTCGTGCTTGACGCCAGCGCGGTAGCCCTCGGCGCGAACCATGAACAACGCGGCCATGACCACCAGGGCCGCGCCGAGGTAGCGGCCGGTGGGGGTCTTGAGGAAGTGCCAGAGGCCGGAGCCCCAGGCGCGGAGGGTGATTGCGAGGCCGGCCATCATGACCAAATCTCCCGAAGGCGGTTGCCAATGGCGGTGACGTCGTCGAGGCCTACATCCCCGCCGTTCCAAGCGCGCCGCACGGCCTTGGTGTCAGGGACAAGCCTGCCGATGTTCTTCCAGCGCCAGAAGCCGACAGCGGCGGCCATTGAGCCCTCGGGGGTCAGCAGCAGGTCGGGGTCAGCTTCGAACGGCTTGCCGACGATCTCGCCGACGGCGCGGTAGGCTTCCCGGCCGGTGAGCTGCGGCGCGGCGCGGCCCCTGAAGGTGAAACCGTCATCAGGCTTGGTATTGCCCATCCGGCCGCCATAGGTCGCGTTGGCGAAGGCGCGAGGGTTGCGCGCCAGCGATTTGGCAAGGGCGTTGGGCGTCTTGACCTTGGCGCGGGGATCGACGGCATAGCGGCCAGGCCAGACCTGGGCCATGCGCTCGGCCGAATAGCTCAGCCCCTCCTCGCGCGGCAGGAAGGCGCTCTCGTGCGCGCAGTTGGCGACAAACTCGATGATCTCGTCGCGGCTGTCGATCGAGGCGAACGGCAACCACTTCGCCATCAAGGCTCCGGTGTCGGCCGGCGCGCGGCGGTTCGTGGCGAAGTCGACTAGGGCCTGGAGGGTGCGCGCGCCTAGATCGCCGTCGGCGGGCCCGGGCGTGAAGCCCAGACGCGCGAGGTTGGCCCGGAGAGTGGCGACGGTCATGACTTGCCGTCCGACGCCGTCGCGGCGTTCTGAGCGACCTCGATGGCCTTGTCCGCCCGGGCATTGGCGTCAGAAGCGCCCTTGGACGCCTGGAAGAAGAACCCGACGGCCGCGAGGAAGCCGGTCAAGACCACGGCCTGGGCGATGGCCTTGAAGAACTCGCTGGGCTCAACACCAGGCTCGGGCGCAGCGGTGCGTAGGATGTAGCCGGTCAGGGCGAACAGGCCGATGACGATCCAGCCGCGCGTCTCGGGCCACCAGAACGGAGGGTGGGGTCGGTTGGTGGTCATGTGATCCGATCCTTGAAGCCAAGGCCTGCCGCGAAGGCCGCAGCTCCGGCAAACAGCCAGGGCGCGTTCTTCATCAGCCAGCCGATGAGGTCTTTCATCCCGGCCCGCTTGGTCAGGTCGGTCTCGAGGGTCTTGAAGCGCGCCTCATTGGCGGCTTGGTCGGCGCGGTGGCGCGTCTCGGCAGCGTCCAACTCGGTTTTGAGCCGGGTGTTGGCCAGAACCACGTCGGTGCGCAGCGCGTCGACGTCCGCCCTAGCCTCCCGCCGGGCGTCAGCGAAGGCCTGGCGCATCTCTGTCTTGATCTCGGTCAAGCGGACATTGATGTTCTGCTCTTGCAGGATGGTCGTGATCCGGTTGGCCACGTCCCGGGCCTCGCGGGCGTCCTCCTGGGTGACCTCTTGGGCCTTGGCGACGCTGTCGAGGCGCGCCTCCAGGCCAGCCATGCCGGCCAATACTTCTCGCAAGAGCGCTTCCGTCCCAGGATCAGGCATAGGTCATCGGCCCTTTCTGTGGGGTCGGTGGGTGATCGGAGGGGGTTAGGCCTGCAGAGCCCAGGCGCTAGAACTGGTCGGCGTGGTGGATCGCGTTGAACCGGTCGGCCACGGTGCGGCCGGCATCGATTGTGTGCGAGTACGTCTCAAGGAAGATCGTCGACGACTTCCACCCGCCGGCGTCCATGGCGACCCGCACGCCTACCCCAGCATTGAGGGCGTTGGTCGCGAAGGCGTGGCGTCCGATGGTGTGGCTGGACTTGTAAGGCAGGTCCGCCCGCTCGCAGACCGCGGCGATGCGCTCGTTGACCGAGAAGCGAGAGGTGTAGCGAAAGACCCGCTGGCCCGGCTCGATGCCCAGCGCGCGGATCCGCTCGAGCAGATGATCGGGCAGGTAGCGCAGACTGTTCGTGTCGGTCTTGGTTTTGACCAGAAGGGCGGTGCGCCGGCCCAGGTCGACGTGTTCTCCGAGCAGATTGATCGCCTCGGAGATCCGGGCACCGGTCAAGTTCATCATGAGCGTGCAGGCGGCGAGGTGCGGCAGGTCATCTTCGTCGCACTGCTCGATAAACCGCTCCAGCCAGCGGCGGCTTGCCGGGACGGTCTTGCGGGTCTTCGGCGCTGGGAACGGACGAATCCGGGCCTGCATGCGCCAGCCAAGTTCATGCGCGTGGTAGAGGACAGCGCGGGCCGGCGTGATGCAGTGTCGGTGCGGGTTGCAGGCAAGGCATCAGGATAGAGCTCGACCGCCGCGGACCGCACGGCGAGCGGCGTAATGGCCGTGACGTCCTCCGACCCAAAGCGCTCGATCAGCCTTGAGAGATAGCGCGCCTCGCCGCCGTGCTGGACGTAGGACTCGGCGGCTTCTTGGAAGGTGTGCATTTCCGGCACTCCGTGGTTGGACACGGGGCGACCGTCGCAAGGTGCGGGCCATAACCTGCGCAGCTTACGCGCCAGATATCCGGCGCCTGATATTTACCCTTTCTGGCTAGCCTGTGGGCTTGCCAAAGGAGACCCGATGGGCCGCCCCTCCCTCAATGTGAAGCGCGTTTCCGTGAACCTGCCGGCTGAAATGCCGGATCGGATCGATGCCTTGGTCGGCGCGCAGAAGCGATCGGACTTCATCCGCGAGGCGCTGGAAGGGGCGTTGAAGGTGGCCGAAACCGCGATCAACGCCCGCATTCACAGGGGTTGAGCTGCATATCCTACTGAGTACGGGTGTGGGGGTCAGTAGCCGCGAGCGATGATCGCGGCCTTGTTGGCGTTCTTGACCACGGTCTGCCCCGCCAGATTCAGGTGGATGGTGTCGGCCAGCAGGCTGCGCGGGGTGTAACCCGCCGCGATGTCGGCGTTGTCGTTGGCGCTGCCGTCGCCCGCAGCGGCCAGGGCCGCCGGGATGTCGACATAGTTGTTGGGGAACGCCGCGATGATCGCCGCCCGCGTGGCAAGGATCTCAAGGAAGCCCGCTGATCCGACGGCATTGGTCGTGTTCTGCACGGGAAGGTCGATGAGGAAGGGCTTGTTGCGGTCATCGACGTTCTGGTGGGCAATCATCGCCTGAAGATCGGCGACCGTCGTGACGGCGTTGGGCGCGTTGTGGCCCAGGAAGTAGAGTGAGACCCACGACAGGTGAGTCGTATCGGCGAGATGACGCGTCTTGACCTGGGTCGAGGTCTCGCCGCCGACGCCGCCGTTGTAGATGGTGCGGCCAAGGTCAACGCCCAGCATGTCGATCCAGTGTTCCGGAACGGTGGAGACGCCAGAACCGGCCGCCATGCTGTCGCCCCATGCGACCAGAGACACTGCCGGCGCGGCGTAGAAGGCCTCGGCGCGATAGGTGTTCCACGTCGAGACGCGGCTGATCACGCCATCGAGCGAGGCGTCGACGCTGTTGCCGCCCAGCCGCAGGGTGGTCACGGTCGGGGCCGTCGCGGCGATGGTCACCGGGTCGCCGCCGTCGCGGACGGCTTTCAGGCTACCGGCCTGCCAGCCGATCGTGACCGTGGTTTCGGCCAGGGCGGTGTGCGCGCCAAGGCTCGACGTACCCAAGGTCACGCCACCGCTAACCCAGACCACCTCGATATTGCCCGCCGACGACCGGCGGATCGTGATCCGGTTGTTTTCCGTGCCTTCGTCGAACTGGGCGATGACCCGGTCGATCGCGCCGCCGGGCGGCTTGGCGGTGATCGCCAGCGTGCCCTGGGCCGCGCCGATCAGTTTCGTTGTCGGGAAGCTGATAAAGTCGCGCTCGCGTCGCAGGGCCGCGCCAACCGTCTTGATCCGCGACGTCGGCCAAGGGCGCTTTTCGGCCTGGACATAGACGATGTCGCACGAGCCGGTGCCGCCGAACACGGGGTAGTGGCGGACTTGGGCCGTCGTGTTGGTGTTGATGTTGTGGACGATATAGACCAGCCAATAGGCCCCGAGGTCGATGACGCCGGTGATCGTCCCGACCGAACTCGTGATCACCCCGGTGAACTGGTCGAAAAGGACGTTGTCGGTGAACGCGGATCCACCGACGCAGACGACTTCGATCTTCACGGCGTTGCTCGCCACCGCCTTGGGGATCATGGCCGAGAACGACCAGATCGAGTTGTCGCCCGGCAGGGTGATGTTCGAAGACTGAGCATAGCCGCTGGCCACGGTGCTCGTGGTCCGCTGCATCGAAAACGCCCCGTCCGGCCCCATAACGGGGCTGGCGGTGACCGTAACGTTGGTGTTGCCCCCCGCCGTGATCTGCGACGCTCCGGTGGCCTGCACCATCTTGTTCTCACTGGCGGCCTCGATCAGCAGGCCCTGCCTGACGCCGCTGACCACCGGCACGCGCGGGCTGTTGGCGGCGGCCGGGGTGATCAGAGCGGTGCTGGCCAGATAGCGACCGATCGACGAGCGGCGGAAGACGCCGTTGAGTGAGGCCAGCAGCGCGTCGAGCGTGAAGACCGGACGGCTATCCCCGTAGAACCAGGGCAGGACCAGGCTGGCGTCGAAGGTCGCGAGCGTCGAGCCCAGCGCCGGGCGATAGTCGACCAGTTGGTCGGCGGTCATGCCGCCGCCCGCCGCAATCTCGGCCGCGTTCAGAACAGTCATGGTCAGGCGCTCCTAGCGCTGGTCAGGGGCTGGCCGGTGATGGCGGAATAGAGGACGGCGTTGTTGAGGGGCGAGCGCAGAACGTTGACCCCCACACCCGTAGAGAGGGCGATGATGCGGCGAGCGGCGATAAAGGCGGGCATCAGTCGCGGTCCACTTCGAGGGCAAGAGTGAAGGTCTCGGCGCTGCCGGGCGTGTAGGCTGCTCGCGCCTCAATCAAGGCCGCCATGGTCATGACTCCAGCCGGCGCGTCGAAGCTGATGCACGGGCCGGAAGCCAGCGCGCCAAAGCCCTTGGCGCCGTCGGTGAAAGCCACGTCCATGGTGACGTCCACGTAACCCAGGTAGACCGCGGCAACGCCGGACACCGCAGCCGCAAATGCCGCATTGTCGCCCGGCGTAGTCGCAGGCGCCGTCTTAAACAGGTGGACGCGGAATGAAGCGTTGGTCAGCGAGGCGCTGGTCTTCGCGAGCCTGGCGCGCAGCACGCGGCCGGTTCCTGCGTTCTTCCGCGCCACGATCAGGGACATCGGAAGTACGGAGCCCGCCGTGGTGCTGTTGGCGACGAGGTCTCCGACGGCATAGGCGTTCGTGTCGGCTGGGCGAGTGAAGTTCGCCGTCGCGACCACGGTGTTGCCCCCGACTTCGCCGACATGAAATTCGCCGGCGGGGGTCGCCGCCTGCATCGCGGTCAGCAGGGCCGCTAGCGTGGTCTGGGCCGTTGTTTGGGCTGCAGCCGTCGCCAATCCGGCCGCAGTGAGTTGGGCGTTCGTGAGCGGCCCAGAGACCGCGATCGTTCCCGCCAGCAAGACCCGGACGGCCTCTAGCGTGGTCTGGGTCGCCAGCCCCCGAGCCGCTAGCTGCGCATCAGTCAGAGGGCCCGAGACGGCAAGTGTTCCCGCCAGCAGGGCGCGGACTTCCTCGCCCTTCGCGTTCGTCATCAGGGCGGCGGCAGACAGTTGCGCGCTGGTGAGCGGGCCGCTGACGGACAGTGTTCCGGCGAGCAGGAGGCGGATCAGCTCGAGCTTGGCGTCGGTCCCGAGCAGCGCGATCGCAGTGGCGAGTTCGTCCTGCTTTTCCTCGGTGGCCAAGCCCGCCAGCAGTGAAGTTGCGGTCATGGGGTCAGTCTCCGGTCACGATGAGGAGGTCGTATTGATCGCCGACGGGCTTCAGCCAGAGGACGCTTTTGCCGGCGGCTACCGGCGGCTCGGTCTCGCTGATGACCAGGCCGCTTTCGCCCTGGATGCCTGCGCCTTGCACGACCTGGACGACGCCGGCGGCGGCGTAGACCCTCACGACCTGCCCGGCCGCGCCGCTGGTGGTTACGGGAGCCTGTAGCTCCTCGCCCTCGGCGATCTCCATCAGCCCCTGTTCGATCGAGATCGAGCCGATCAGAACCGGAACTGGCTCGCCATCATCCAGCCAGGCCAATTCGAAGTCATAGGTGTCGGGCACGAGTCCGGCGGTCGCGGTCGAGGCGACACGGATACCAGCTCCGTTGGAGAGCATGACCAGCCCGCCATCGGCCTCGGACGTCAGCTGGAAGGCGCCTTCGGCGATGTTGTCGGGATCGCGCGGGACCAGGGATAGGATCGCAGATCGGCCGGTCCAATCCTCCGGCGTCGTCATCGCTCGATCGGTGAAGAAGGTGAAATCCTGCGTCCACTTCCCGCCCGTTCGGACAGCAGCGATCGGAAGCGCAGCCTTTGCGGCGGCCATGGGCGTCTCCTGGAGTAGGTGGATGCGTAGGGGCTGACGCCCTAGTCGAGGTCGATCCTGAAGGCGCTCCACTGGGCGCAATTCTGGATATTCTCGAAGGTGGCGACCGCGCCGTCGTAGTCGCCGTAGGGGTAGAGCTCATAGCTGTGAGCCGAGGCCGAGCCGTTGAGGGTGTTCGACACCCAAGGCGGCCCTTCGACTGCTGTGGCGAAGGTTTGGCCGCGCGTGGCGAAGAGGCCCATGCCAGCCTTATGGCCGGCAACGGGCGTAGCGTCCGAGTAGTCAGTCCCGTTGGCCAGAGGCGTCGCCGAGCCGCCCACGGCGGTCACGGCTAGCGACGCGAGCCCGCGGAAGATGAAGATCGATGCGACTTGGTTCGAGTTGCTGTTGCTGATGACGTTGGATGCGAGATCGGCAGCCTCAAGGAGCTTGTAGCCGATCCAGGTGTCGTACTGATTGCCGTCATGCGCTATATCGTAGGTGGCGCCAGTCCACCCGCTGTTAGCCAGCGAGACCGAGTCCAGGTCGGCGTTCGCAGTCAAGACGATAGCGCAGAGGTCGCCCTTCTGAGCGCCGACCGGCAGCTTGGTCGCCATGTCCGATCCATTGGCCAGCGCGGTATAATCGGCGACGCCCACGAGATACTTCAGCGGAGTCACCCGAAGTAGCGCCGTCGATGCCAGGAGCAACATCAGGCGTCGTTCCCGGCGTCGGTCGTGATGAACACGGCCAGATGCAGTAGGGAGGCGTCGATCGCCAGGGTGTCGGCGGCGTCGGCGACGACGCGGCGCACCTTGAAGAACACCACGTCACTCGCGGCCGGTGTGCCGGCGACGGTGAGAGCGGCGCTCTCAGCCGATGTGTAGAGGTCATTGGTCGTGCCGCCGGTGTCGGTGACGATGACCTCGGTTCCGAAGGCGACGTCGAGGGGATCGTCATCGGAGACCGCCATCGCCGAGAGCCCCCAGGCCACGCCATAGTTGGTCGTCGTCGCGCCGTGGCGCCAGATCGCCCTGAAGGTGACGGTTCCTTCGTTCCATGCCTTAGGCATGGGGATGGAGAACTGCGCCGTCTCCGCCGTGGACGGGTCGAAGTCCAGGCTGGCCAGCATCACCTTGTTGGTGGTCGTCTCGACGCGTCCAGCGGCGGCGCCGTTGGTGGTGGCCGAGATCATGGCGGCTGCGGGCACGGGGATCGAATGCTTGCCGATGCCGCCTGTGACGCCCTTTGGGCCCGACATGGTCAGGACCCATGAAGTCTTCGTTCCCGAGCCGTGCGCGTCATCCGCAGCCACGACTACGTCGAGCTGACCTGTCGCCGGATCACTGGCGTCGATCTGCGCGAACAGCCAATTGACGGTCGAAGCGGCGGCGTCAGAGATGATCAGGAAGGCTCCCTTCCTGAACCCAAGACCGGGCGCCACAAAGAAGGTCTTCGCGCCCGTGCCAATCGTGTTGCTGGTCGTCGAGGTCGCGTAGAAGCCCGCCGAGGCGAACACGGTGTTGATGTCATCAACCGCCTCGTTGATCCCGTCGATGCTGTTGTTCATCTGGTCGCAAAGGTCGGGCAGACCCTCGTTCAGCAGGGCGTCTGCCTTGACCTCGAAGTTGACGGGATCCGAGATTTCCGGGGGGTCCAGGACCACGGTGATGAGCGGGATCGTCATGGTCTAGACTTCCTTCACGACGAGGGGGATGACGGCTTGGTTCGCGTCGTCGAGGTTGATGGGCATTTCGGTGTAGAACCCGACGATGAAGACGCTCTCGAAGTAATTGCCGTCCTCGTCGTCGAGGCCGATCCAGAGAGCGGGCCTGCCGGCGAGCTTCTTGCGCAAGCTTCGCGCGGAGACGACATTCCAGGCCGGGCAGAGGATGGGGATGGCCAGGCGCTGCTTGGTCTGGCGCGGCGTGAGCTTCCGGTCGCCGAAATCTGGATCCTCGTCGACGCGCGAGAAGTTGTCCGCATCATCGACCGTGTTGTTGAGAGCGGTCCCCAGGAACTCGGACATGCCCAGGACCATGCCGGCCAGTGCAACGTCGCCTTGGGCACGGGTCAGGGTGATCGTGATGACCGCGTTCGTGGCCGGAGGGAGATCGAGCGTCGAGAAGACACTTGCCGTGGTGAACGGCGCGAAGAAATGGTTACGCCAGCTTCGGACTATGCGAGTGCGCAGCGACTTGGTGATGGTCTTGATCGGCGATCCGCCAACAGAAACCACGGCCGTGACGCTATCGGCGACGATGCCGTCCAACCCCAAGGTGTCGACTCGCACGCCAGGGGTAATAACCACCGTCAGGAGCGAGCCCAGATATGTCGAGGTGCTGCGCAGCAGGTCGAACATCGCCCAGGCGTTGGTCGGGCCAACGTCCGTCCACTTGTCGGGCGAGATCATCGGCGAGTTGCCGACATTCGTGTCCTCCCGGCTCATGTAGGTCCGATGAACCTCGGCGGTGGCCGTGTGGGTTCCCGACTGCGCGCCGGTCGTGACGATCGGCGCGCCATTGGGTTCGGCCGAAAGCTGGAAGGTGTCGGCGGTCGAGTTGACGATGAAATAGCGGGCGCCGGCGGTGAGGCCGGTCGGAAGCGCGCCGGTCGTCGTCAGCACCACGGGCGTCGCGTCTGCCTGGCCGTGGGCGGTCCAGGTCAGGACGCCCGGCGACGCGACCGTGATGGTGACGGTATGGGTGGGCGATCCCACGATGACCTTGTCGTTCGTCGCATAGGTCGTGGCGATGTTGAAAGCGGCTTCCCCGACACCCGGCTCCGGCGCCGTGGTGCTGGTGAGCCGAGCGTTCGTGATCTCGAGCGGTGGGATCACTCTCATGCGGCGGCCTCAGTCTGGATGGCGTCGCCGTTCGGAGTGACGTTCTTCAGGGTTTTGGCGGTCGAAACGGTCGCGTCGGCGGTGCGGCGGCCGTCGGCGCGCAAGGAGGCGACCTCCGAGCGCAGGGCACGAAGTTCGGCGACCATCTCGCCCATGGTGTCGCCCTTGGTGACGTTGACCATCTCGCCGGGCGTGGCCATGAAGTTTATGGGTGTAGTGTCGGTGCTGCCGGAGCCTCCGACCTCGAACGAGCCGCCGGTCGCGAAGGCGATGCGGTAGGCCTGACCCTGGGCCTGCAGGATCGCCCGGGCCGTGGCCTTGGTGCTCTCGTCCTGGGCTTCGATCCACTTCTGGAAGCCGCCGGATCCGAAGTCGCCGCCGTAGCCGGTCCCGCGCGCAAGCAGCATATTCGCGTCGGCGTTCGCGCCCCAATTTCGGTTCGGGTTGGCGACAGCGCCGCCGAAGGTTCCGGTCTGGACGGCCAGGGCCGACTGGAGCGCCGCGATGCCCGCCGCGACGGTGAGGACGCTGCTGTTGATCGCGACTAGGCCCGAGACCTGGGCATTGAGCGCGGCCAGCTGCTGGTCGGCGATCGTCACCTGGCGGTTTGCGGTGTCCTCGGCGGCCTGGACAGCGCTGCGGATCTTGGCCTGTTCGCGCAAGTATTCCTGCTGAGAACTCGCGCCGGCCTTCGCCGCGGCGTCGGCCGCCGTGCCCGCGCTGACCAGCTGGCCAAGCGCATCAGCGTCACCAAGCCGAGCCTTGGCCGCCAGCTTGAAGAAGTCGGAACCGGCCGTGCCCGCGCCGCCCGACAGAGACAGGCGGAACGCTTTCAGGTCAGACGCGAAGCCCGATAACCTGTCGCGGGTCGCCTCGATCGCCGAGGCCTCGCGCTGATAGGCCTCCGTCAGCGCTGAGCGGGCGTTCGAGACCAGCGTAGCGGCGTCGGCCTGCCGGGCGCTGTTCAGGTCGGCCTGCGCCTGGGCGGCCTCGGCGGCCGCGCGCGCCGCGACTTCAGCCGCCTTTGCCTGCGCTTCAGCAAGAGCCTCCGCCTCGGCCGTCGCCTTGGCCTGAGCGTCAGCCAGAGCTTCGGCTGCCTTGGTGGCGTCCTGCGCGGCCCAGATCTGCTTTTGCAGGGCCTGATCCTGCTCGGACAGGGTCGCCAGCGTTTGGTGCCGGCGGATCGACAGCGCGGCCTCGGCCTGGCCCGTCGCCTCCAGCAGTTGGATCTCCAACTCCTTGCTCTTGGCTGCGTCCTGAGCCGCGTAGACCTGCTCAGCGAGGGCGCGGTTGGTCGCGTCCATCTTCGCAAGCTCGTCGGCCCGCTGAGCGGTCAGGGCCACGAACGACCAGCCCTGCGCCTCCATCAGTTGAAGTTCGAGGCTGCGCTTCTGGTTGGCGACCTCCTGCAGGCGGGCTTGCTCGGCGGCGAGGCGCTGAGCCTCCGCTTCGGCCTTGGCCTGCTTCTTGGCCTTGCTGGAGCCGAACAGGGACGAAATACCCCCGAGCAGCCCCCCGATTACCGCGCCCGGAACGCCGCCCATGGTGAAGCCGGTCATCGCGCCGGACGCCGCGCCGGAAATCGCCGAGCCGGTAGAGCCGCCGATGGCCCCGCCCACGCCCTGGGCGACGCCGGCGATGGCGGACATCTTGTCCTTGGACGTGGCGGCGCTGTCGAAGGCCTTCTTTACGAGGTCGATCGCGCGAAGGAGACCCGAGAACGCGCCGGCCCAATCGTTGCCAGCGATCGAGGAGAAGATGTCCTCAACGGCGTAGCGGGTGGCGTCGGCCTTGCTCAGCGCCTCCTCGAAGCCCGCGATCAGGTTTTCGAGGCCGGTCGCGGGGCGGTCGGATGCCTTGATGTTGTCGTTCAGCGCCTGTTGGGCGGCAGCCAGGGCCTTAGCCTGCTTGGCGGCGGCCTCCATCGCGGCGGCGCGCTCAGGCCAGATTTCGTTCTGAGCGACCAGGACGTCCGTTTCCAACTGGACACGGTCGGCGTGATCCTTGGTGGCCTTCGCGGCTTTCGCCTTGCCTGCCTCGTCCTTGATGCGCGCCTGCGCCGCCCTCAGGGTCTCTCGCGTGATCGCGGCCAGACCCTTCTCGACCAGTGCGCCGCCGGCCGCGTTGCCCCGCGCGAAAGCGTCAGCGCCAGCCTTAGCGGTCGCCGCCATCTGCCCTTCGTACTCGTTCCGCAGCTTGCCGAAGGCAACGCGATCGAGCTGCGGCAGGCCCAGCTTGAAGCGGCTATTCAGACCACCGATCACTGGATTGATCAGGCCGATCGCGCCGTTGACCAGTTTGGCCAGCGCGTCGAGCGCAGCCTGAGCGGCCTTCACAGTGGCGTCGCCAAACGCGCCCGGCAGCATCGACCACGTCGCCTTGACCGCCTCGAACGCGCCCATGAAGCCGCCGACGATCGCCTTCGCCTCCTTGACCGTTTTGGCGGCCATGTCGTCGAAGAATTTGTCGATCGCCTTGCCCGCAGTGTTCAGCTCGTCTCCAAAGGCAGAAGCCAGTGCACCCTTGGCGGCGTTGAAGGTGCCGACCGCGACGTCGCCCATGGTCACGGTCTTGTTCTTGACCTTGTCCAACTGGTCGGCGGTTAGACCCAGGCCGGCGACTAGGTCTTTGTTCTCCTTGTTGATCTGCTGGGCCGACAGGGCGAAGACCGAGCCGACAGCGCCGGCTGCGAGCGCGATGGGAGCGAGGATCGCAAGGAGCGGCGCAGCCTGGACGTACATGGCTTTCAGCGCTGCCGAAACACCGATGCCCTCCGCCTTTAGGCCCGCAAAGATGTCGACGATCTGGGGTGCCTGCTGGATGAAGATCATCCCCCAATTCGCGTTCAACTGCGAACCCTGCACACCGATGTCGGCAAGCTGGCGCGAAAGGCCGAGTCCGGCGTAGGTGAGGTTCCGGGTCGACTTCACCGCGTCGCCATGCGCCGCGTTGAGCCGCGTCTGCGTCTTGACCAGCGCCTCTTGCTCGGCTGCCAGCATCTTGGTCGCCGTGGCCGCGTCACGCACCGGAGAGAAGGCCGCGGTTGTGGTCTGGCCAAACGCCCGCTCGGTCGCGGTGAGCTTGGTGGTCGCAGCCTCCGCCCGTCCCGTCGCCGCCGTCAGCTTGTCGAGGTCTTGCGCTCCGTCGACGGCTGGCTTCGAGTTAACGGAAAAGCCGAGTTCCGCGATGTCAGGAAGGCTCATGGTCTTGATCTCCCTGGGCGAGGTGGTCGGGGCGGACGGGGCTGACGGACGGGCGGTGCGTGCTTGGCGTCCTGGGCCGCCAGCCGGTCGAAAATTGCGCCTAGCTGGTCAGAGATGACCTTGCGCGAGACCGGCGGCTTAGCGACGACAACGGCGTTGGGCGCCGGCCGATCGTGCGCCTCGGCGGCCTGAAGCTCGGCGAGGTACGAGTTTGACAGCCGCTTAAGCGCGACCGGCTCCCAACAGTTCAGGATGCGGCCGGTCTGCCGCGCCCAGGCCTCGATCTCGCAGAACGACAGCGGCTCGCCGGCACATGAGGGGCCGACCTCGAAGAGGTATCCGACGATGTAGTCGCCGCCCTCGATGGGCGGCATGATCAACTCGATGCGGGTCCGGCCCGCCTCCTCGTCGATCCTGAAGCTCTCCAGCCGTGACCTGGCCGCCGCTTTCCCCTTGGAGTCCTTGGGGGTCGCATGCAGCCAGGCCGTGTGGCGGACGTAGAGGATCAGCTGGTCGAGGAGGCCTTCGTAAAATTGGCCCAATCGCCCATGGCGCTGTTCACCTGTTCGGTCAGCCAGCCCATCTTCGGGTCGAGATAGAGCGCACGATAGGCCTCCCGGCCTTCGCTCTGCCCCTTGTAGCCGAAGTTATTGAGAGACACGGTGCAGGCCGACAAGAACGCCGCCGTAGCCGCCGTGTCTTCATCGGGGTCCGGCTCGGTCTTGGCGCGGAGGCGCTTGATCAGCTTGGCGCTGGCCACCGACTGAGCCGAACGATACTGGCGCGAGCTGGGGCCGTAGACCGTGACTGACATGGCCGCGCCGCCGACGGTCACCGTTTCACCCTCGACGACCTTGGCTTCGCCGCCGACGATGATGACGTCGCCCGTCTTGGGATGCTTGATCTGGACTTCGAACGTATCGGCGACGTCGATGGTGGAGATGTCGAACATGGCTCTTCCTTTCGGGAAAAAGCACGCCGGCGCGACCGGCGCGTAAAGTTGAGGGGAGTAGCTGTTTTGGCGCCGGTCTTAGGCCGGCAGCACGGTCACGATGGAGCCCGACTTGACGGACAAGCCGATGGCCACGGTGACGACGGAGTCGACGCCGCCCGGGGTGATCGGCGCGCTCATGACGCGGGCCTGGCAGTAACGGATCGTTCCGTCCTGCAGCACGGTCTTGAAGCTGTAGTAGTCGTCGTCGTCGAGGGCGGTGTTGACGAGTACCTGGCCGGCGTCGCCGGGGGCGTAGGCGGCCGGAACCGTCAGGGTCCCGTCGTTGTAGGAGCCCTTCAGCTTGACCACGCCGCGTTCGGCCAGCGGCGAATGCGTGACCTCGTTGTAGGTGCGGCCCATGGCCGGCAGCTCGGTCACTTCGCCGATCAGGGTGTAGGACAGGGCCGCATAGCCGGTCGGCGTGACGGCAGCGGGGAGCGCGGCCGAGATCGCGATGGTCGAGCCGGCGGCGGTTTGTGCATCAGTGGAACCAGCCATGGAGGTCTCCTAAATTGCTGGATGGAGGAGCACGGCAGATGCCGCGCGAGGACGCACCGATGGCCGGTGGCGTTGGTGGTCAGGCTTCGGGCTTGCCGGCGGCCTTGGTGGGCTTGATCTCATCGACCTTCAGGGCGCCGCCCGTGAACTTGGGCTGCATGGTGTCGATCTCGACGTCCTTGCTCTCCCCCGGCGCGAGACGGACCAGGTCGAAGCCGCCTTCGGGGCGGATGGCGTTGAAGCGCTGGGTGGTTTTCGAGGTGTTGGTCACCTTGTGCATGGGTCGGGTCCTTGCTGGCCGACCACGCTGGCCGGGCTTCATGGTGGAGGCGGCGGCGATCCAGGCGGGGCTTGGTGTTCCGAACAGGTCGGCGGTCCAGCCGCCCATGGAGCGGACCCGGCCGCCGTGGATCGGAAGCGCGGCGGCGAAGGCTTGGCGGTAGGACGTGACTGGCGCCCATGGCCCGCCGGTGAGGAAGTGGCCGGCCGCTTGCTCCATCGGGACGCCGCAGAGGATGGCGGCCGAGGCGTTCATCTGCTCGAGCGCGATCTGGAGGGCGTAGAGGCCCGACGATCCGTTCCAGCGCTCGGGAGCGACCTCCACGTCGACGCAGTCGCAGACCTTGGCAGGCGAGAACACGCGATAGCCGCCCTGCCCGCGCGCCTCGGTCCACTCGTCGAGATGTTCAGGGTGAAGGGTCGCCCAGGCGTCGAGCGGGCCCTGGTGGTGGATGCCGGCGAGGTTGGCGGCCACGATCAGGTGGCGCTGGCCGGCGAGCATGGCTTTAGCCGCCGCCAGATCCGTCCAGACCGAGGGCGCGCCGCCGAGAACGAGAGCGATCACCCGCTAGGCGATCCAGGGAATGGAGATCGGATAGCCGACGCGATCGCTTTCCGAGATTTGGGCCGAAACCCAGGGCTCCTTGTCGATCCGCACCGTGACGTCGTCGGCTTGAAGGGTGGCGCCCTTCGCGAACGCGGCGAGCACCTGACCGATAATCTCCGCCGGCGCGAGGATGCCCCGATTGGGCGGGAAGGTGACGGTGATCTGAAGCAGGCCCTGATCGATGCGGCCCGAGGCCAGGCCCTCCCACTTCAGGCGGTTGGGTAGGTAGTCGATGCGGAGGAACGGCTTGATCTGGCCGTTGTCGTCGGTCTCGGGGTCGGCGTTGATCTCCGGCCGAGCGACCGGCATGTCCAGGCCCAGAGCGACCTGATCGACGTAGTCCAGCAGGGCCTGCGGGATCAGGAAGGGCTTGGTGGCGATCGTCATTTCGCGGCCTTCCCTCTTGCTTCGATGCAGACCTCGCCGACGACTCGACCCCATTGCTGGGCGGCCATGCGGACAAAGGCATCGGGTGGCTGGCCGTTCGCGCCGTATTCGCGCGGCCGGGCATAGTTGGCGGTATAGGCGAAGGTCAGCTTGTCATCGAGGTCGGCGCCGAGGATCACGAGCGAGATCGCGCCGGCGTCGTAGGTGAACTTTCCCCCGGGATTGGCCCGGGCCGCCGGCATGCCGGCGTCGCCCGTGAACGCCACTAGGGAGGCGCGGAGGAAGCCGGTGTCGACCCGCATCCGCCCACCTTCCGACATAGGCGTCTGGGCGATCTCGACGATGCGCTGGGCGCTTTCGTTCCGAACGGCGAGCATGCGGGCTTTCGTCTCCAAGACCCAGGCGGAGACGGTAGCCGTAGCGGACTTGGCCACTAGGTCAGGCCGGCGAGGAAATCGATGCGGTAGTCGGCCTGGCATTTGCAGCCGGCCCGATGCTTGATCGGCGCGCGCGGGTCGTGCGGGTAGCGCATCCGCGTACCGTCGGGGAGAACGAAGTCCTCGCTGAAGCCCGCCTTCTTGCCGGCCATGGCGATGTGTTGAAGCCGAGGATGCTCGCTCGGGAAGTGGCGCCAGGTCTTGGTGATCTCGGCCGCGCTGATCTTCCCGGCGTCGACGGCTTGGGCGAAGGCTTCGTGCTTGCCCTCGGCAATCGCGGTGAAGGCCTCGACCTTGCCGATGGTCTCGCCGCGCAGCTGGAGCAGCCGGCGCTTATAGGCGACCGTCGCCTTGCCCACGATATCGGCCGGGACCGGCTTTTCCTCGCGGATCGCCTTGGTGACGGATCGATCGAACCGCTTATCGCGGCGCGTCCGGGTGAGGTAGTGGCGCAGCAGGGCCGGATCGCTGCTGGCAAGCTCCTCGCGGGCCGTGCGGGCGTATTCTTCCTGCTGGCTGGTCAGGCCGATGATGCCGCCTTCCCGGGCCCCTGTGGCGCGGTTGGTGCGGCCGACGATGTCGAGCGCGACGGTGCGCGGGTTCTGGCCCTTGACCATGCCCTCGGTGAGCGCGGCGCGGACGGCGGCGCGCTGGTCGTCGACAATGCGGGTGACCAGATCGGCCGAGTTGGACCGCAGCCAGGCCTCGGCGCGGTAGTTGCGGCCATCGAAGCGGATGACGACGGCGTGGCCCTGGCCGTCGGTGATCTTGGGCAGGGTGGAGACGGCGCCCTGCCCCGCCGCGTTGTAGGCCGAGCGGATGGCGTCCTCGATCTTGGCATAGGCCGCCGGGTCCAGATGCAGCGCCTCGATCGCCGCATCGATGTCGCCCCGCTGGAGCGCAGTGATGATCCGTTGCAGGTCAGCCTGCGCAGCGATGTCCGCCACCGCCTCGCGAAAGGCTGCGGCGACCTCGGGCGCATAGCGGGCCAGCAGCTCCTCAAAGAGGCGCTGTTGTCGCGTCATGCCTGGCCTTTCAGATGGAGTCGTTCTGCTTCCGCACCCGCTCGCGGATCGCCGCTATGGTCGCGATCTTGCAGTCGAGGTGGTGGTCTAGGATGTCGTGAGCCTTGCGCCGGAGTGCTTCGGACTCCTTGGCGTCGTTTCGGATCGCGGCGACCATCAGCAGCCCAGCGGTCGCTTCAAGCTCTGTCCATGTGGCCAGGGCGCCCAGGCTCGGCGGGATGATGGCTTCGTCGCTCAACCGCTACCTTCTGGCCTGGATCTCGTAATAGACAATGACGCCCGCCGGCGAGAGGCGCTTGGGTCGAATGATGTTGTAAACCAAACCCTCGGCGTCAACCAGCTTGTCGGTCACCGCGACTTTGATGGGCAGATCCTTCGCAGACAGATAGACGAGGTTGTCTGTGGCAAGGATCCGGGTGCCGTCGATCTGGCGGTTCTCATAATCCAGGACCGCGAACACCGCGTCGTAGTCGGTCTTCGTCTGCGTCGGGTTGTTCGCCGGGCCGGTGGAGACGATGCGGCGGAGGACGCCGGTCTGGCCGTAGCGCTTGATCAGGCGGTCGGCGGTTGCGAGCGGCCGTGAGTAGTCGAAGGCGGTCACCAGCGGGCCGCCGTCCCGACGAGCGGGTTGTTGGAGCCGGCGAGCAACCCGGAGATCAGGTCGTTGACCCTGGTCAGGATCGGACGCGCGGCTTCGGCCGTCATAGCGCTAGACGCGTATTCAGTTTCGATCTGTCCGATCCGCTCGCGCTTGACCCGGTCGGTCAGGATCACGGTCGGCGACAGGCCGCCAGGGCTGGCCTGCTCATAGACCGCCATCTCGCAGCATGCGGCGAAGATCTCGGCGGGGATGCTGTCGGGGTTGACCGTCTCGCCCTCGGCGTCCTCGACGTCCGTCCGGGGCCAGGCCAGCGATTGGGCCCGACCGCTGGTCCGGTAGCCCTTCCAGTGAAAGCCGGTCGACAGGGCGATCGTCGCCCGACGGATAGCGGGCTCAGCGACCGAGGTCGTCGCCACCCAGGTCAGGCCGTGCGCCGCGGCGTAGGCGGTGACGTCGGCCACTTCGACGAAGGCGTCGGCGTTTCCGGCGCCGGGGGTGACGATCAGCGCCATAGTCAGGCCTCCCTGCGCAGGACGGTGACTTCGCCGCCGCTCTCAAGGTCCAGCGCGATGGCGGCCTGGACGGCTTGGACGGCGGAGCCGCCGACGAACTTTGCGCCCCGAGCAATCCGCTCGCCGCTGCCCCAAGCCGCTTGCTCGTCGTCGCAAACGAGCCAGCCCTTACCCCACCATTCGCGCTTGTCGCCGGCCGGATCCACGATGATCAGGACCCCGTCAATCTCAGGAGGGTTACCGGTGCGGCTTTCAGCCCAGTCGACGCACGCAGCTTGCATTTCGGTGTTGCCGGAGAAGCCCCACCAATGCCCGTCCGCCGTCTGTCCGATCTTGGTGATCGAACCCGCCCGACAGCCGTTGCCGCTGTTGATCTGGGTGTCGGCGGCCATCACGCCATCACGATAGGCGATCGTGGTCATCGGCTATTCCACGCCCTGTTTGTCGCGCTCTTCGCGGTGCAGATCGCGGAGAGCCAACAGGTCGGCCGGGCTCATGGTTGGGTCGACGTCGAGGCCCAGGCCGGCGATGTCGGCGTGCAGCTGGCGCAGCGTCAGGCCGCCGACCTCGTCGATCGGCCGGTCGAGCGGATCCAGGATGTCGACAACGCGGCGGGCCAGTTCAGCCTCGATCGCGGCGCGGGCGCCGGCGGAGTTGATGATGGGGGCGGCCGAGACGCTGCTGGCCAGGGCGCGCAACTTCGGCCAGGCCAGACCGGCCCAATCGTCGGGGATGGCAACGTTGCCGGCGTCGACGTCCGTCTTGGGCGGCGGAACGGCGATCAGGGGCTCGGCGCGCGGTGCGATATCGAGATGTTCGACCGGCACATCGCGGGCGAGATAGGCCGATTCGATGTTGGGCCACTGGCCGACCAGGAACACCTTCGAGACGCCGCTACGTGCCGAGGTGAAGAACCGGGGGTTGCTGTAGGCGCGGCCCGGAACGAAGTCGCTCGTCTGGTCCGAATAGATCAGCTCGATGGTCTTGCTCATGGGATCCTCCCGTCAGAGCGAGAGAGGGGCCAGCTTCCCGCCGGCCCCTCGATTGCAGGCTTAGTTACCGATGTTGGCCGCACCGACGGCGATGACGCCGGCGGTGTGCTTGATGTCGCTGGCGACCTTGTCCCAGTTCGAGCCGGTCGCCAGTTCAGCGTCGGTGGGCGACTTGCCGCCGTTGGTCTCGTCCCAGGTGTAGCCCTTCAGGCCCAGACCGAAGGTGTAGTCGACCTGCATCGTGGTCTCGATGCGGCTGTTGCCGTTCGTGGTCTCGATGTTGGAGATCACGTCGCCGCCATCGAAGACGACGGCCGCGCCGTCGACCAGCGAGAGCACCTTCTCCTTCGAGACCGGCGAGGCGGTCTGATAGAGGGCCGGGGCGTCGGTGACGATGACGGCCTTGTTCAGGATGTCGACGATGGTCACGCCGCTGGCGGTGAACAGCTGCGCGGCGTTGGTCAGGTTCTGGCCGATCAGCTTGTGGTAAACGCTGCCGGTCATCACCTCGGCCACCAGATCGCCCGAGTGGTCGCCGAACTTGGCGTGCGAGGCGTTGATAGTCGGGTAGCTGATGCCCAGGTCGGGGGACGAGGCCAGGCCGTTATAGGTGGCCGTGGACTGGTTCTCGATCGCGGCGACCAGCGCGGCGATGGCGGTGTTCAGCTGGTCCTTCAGCATCGCTTCGGCGAAGTTGCGCGACGCGACCTCGATGCCCTGGGCGGTCGGGCGTTGCAGCCAGGTCAGCTGCGACGGCTCGTAGCGGATCGGACCGAAGCCGCCGGCGATCTTGACCGACGAGCGCTTCAGCTCGGTCAGATCGGTGACCGAGGCCGCGCCGTTCGAGGCGTAGCGGTCCACGCGGCGCTGGGCCGAGTGGACCGCGGCGAAGAACGACTCCTGCAGGAAGTCGCCGGTGAAGCCCTCCATCGTCAGGCGGATGGCGCCGCGCGAGGCCGCGTTGAACTTCTCCACCATCTGACCCAGGGTCTCGATCGTGGCGGGCATGATGTATTCGTTGAAGACCTTCATTTGGGTCAGCGACATGGGTAGCTCCTAAAGCTTGGGGGTTGGGTTCTCGGGGGTTTTGGTGCGGGGGATCCCTCCCCGCTTCGGTCGCTGGCCCTCATCCCGAGAACCCAGGCGTGCTGTGGCGGTCTACCTTGCGGGCAGGCCGGGGAATTTCGCGGCGATGGCGGCTTGGCGTTCCTCACGCGAACCGCCGAAGCTGCCGGCGCCGCCACCACCTCCGCCGCCGCCTTGATCGTGTTCCTTGCCAGATCCGGATTGCCCGTCGCCGTCGAAGGCGCGCGCGAAGGTCTCGTGCTTGCGCATCTCGGCGACCAGATCGGACATCTGCATCGGATTGCCCTTGCCGTCGGCGATGCGGACGTTGCCTGCGGCGTCGATGACCTCGACGAAGAACTTTCCGTCCTTCTCGACGGTGCGGGTGTTCTTCAGGACGTGCGGCAGCAGCAGATCGACCGAGCCCTTGGCTTCAGCGATCGCCGCGGTGGCGCGCTGCTCGCGGAGCAGTTCGTCGACAGTGCCGGTGAGGAAGCCGATGCGCTGGTCGCGGCCGGTGAGCTCGCCGGTGTGCTTTTCCAGCAGCTGGGCGCGGGCCGCTTCGAACTTGGTGTTGGCGATCTTGTCGGCCTCGGAGGCCGGGTCGATCTTCTTCAGCTCTTCGAGCTCGATCAGGGCGGCGCGGGCGCGATCCGGGTCGAGATCCTTGAACTTGACGACATCCTTTTCCAGGCGCTCGCGCTGGGTGCGTTCGGCGCCGAGGGCCGACTTCAGGCCAGTGACGTTCTCAAGCGCGAAGCCTTCGACCGGCTCCACCTTCAGAACGAACTTGCCTTCGGTGCCGTCGGCGGCTGCGCCCGGCTGATAGTGCTCGCGAAGCGCTTCCGGCGCGTCTTCGAGCTTGGTCAGAATGGCTTTGAGCGCCATGGGGTCAATCCTTCCCGGATGGTGGTCGCGCGTCCCGCGCATGAAAAAGCCCGCCGTGATCACCTCGCGCGGGCTGTCTGGTGGGCTACTGGCCCAGCCATTCCTCGTCCGGCGCGCCCAGGAGATCCCTGGTCCAGCCGCTCATCGAGCGGGCCCGGTTCTTGATGTGCGGCAGAGCCTCTTTCCAGCCCTGCATGTGAGACGTCACGGCCGTCCAGGCCGCGAGGTCGAAGAAGTGGCCAGCGGCCGCCGCCATGGGCACGCCGCAGAGAACTGCTCGATCAAAGCCTAGGTCGATCAGCGCGACCTTCAGCGCGAAGAGGCCGGACGATCCCGTTGTGGGCTGGCCGGGGAAGCGAAAGTCTGTGCGGCCGGTGACGCAGGGCGGAAGGCCCTTGTTGGCCTGAGCATGGGCCAGGATAGCCTTGGGCCAGGAATTGCCGGCGGCGACGCGCTGGGCGGTCCAGATGCCGAACTTCTCGGCGTGAAGGCTGACCCAGGCGTCCAGATCGCCAGGATAGGCGGCCCCGACATCGTTGCAGGCGATGACGCCGTCGAACTCACCAAGGCCCAGCGCTGCGTCGAGATCTTCCCAGACGTTACCCGCACCGCCGAGGACAAGAGCGGCTTTCACCGCCAGTGCTCAGCGATCCAGGGCATGCTCGGCAATTCGTGAGGCTTCTCGTAGCCGTGGAAGTAGACGATGCGGGTGTCCCCGAGTCCTTGGTCGCGCACAGCGCCCTTAAAGCTCTGGACGTGGCCCGGAAAGACGTCGTCAATGAAGACGTGGTCTTGGGCCCGCATATGCTCCATGTCGTTCGCGCCGGCCCAGCTGTCCCAGACGTGGCGCATGCCGGCCGGCGAGAGGACGATGCCGTTGCAGGCCTGACTGGGCTTGAACGGATCGCGCGGCAGGCCGATGACCTCCGCTTCCAGGCAGAAGGCGGCGAGGTGGTCGATGTTGCCGGTGATTATGGTGTCAAGGCCGACCAGGATCATCGGGCAGTCGAGCTCGAAGGGCTGGACGCAGTCGCCGTAGCCCGGGGTCGCGGATCGGATCGCGACCTGGTCGATGGGCTCGGCGAATGTCCGCGGCCGGTCGGTGAAGCACACGAACCGGAAAGGATGGGTCAGGTTGCGGGCGAACCCGCGATAGAGCTTGTCGACCCACGCCTCGTTGTAACAGCGTGAGAACGCTAGGCTGGTCGCGTTCGGATCCCAGAGTAGCGTCGCGATGGTGATCACGCGGCGCGCATCCGGCGCTTGGTCCAGGCAGGGTTGATCTCGACGATCGAGCCATCGCGCTTGAAAAGGTGGCCAGCTGGGACATTGACGCCACAGACGGCGCCAGCGCCGATGAAGCAGCTGTCGCCAAGGGTCACGCCCGGAAGAATGACCGCGTTAGCGCCGATGCTGACACGATTGCCGATCCGGATGGTGACGAGTTGGCCAGACGCCAGCGCATCGTAATCCCAGCCGGCCTTGTCCGCCGACGGCCAGGCGTCGTTTGCGAACACGACATTCGGCCCGATGAAGCAGTCGTCGCCGATCACGAAGCCGGCTCCTATGGCGACGTGCATCGAGATCACGCAGCGGTCGCCAAACTCAGCGCCGTCGAGTAGCGCGAATGGAGCGACGCTGCAGCCTTTCCCAAGGCGCGTGCCCCGGGTGATGGTGGCGAACTGCCATACCTTGCAGCCTGGGCCGATTTCAGAGCCCTCGACGTGGGCCTTGGGGTGAATGAAGGCGGCCGGGTCGATCATGCGGCGAGCGCGTCCTGCTCCGCCTGCTTCTCGGGCGTTAGCGCCGCTTCAGCATCGGCCGCGCTGTCCGGGTCCGGAAGCTCTTCTTCAAGGCGTAGGCGCTCTGCGTCCGCGTCAAAGTCCGATGAAAGGACGTTGCGACGCTTCATCTCGTCCCACAGCGTCTGCTGGCTGAGATCGCCGGTGCTGCGCATGGTGGCCAGGGCGTCCGGGCCCTTGTCGTCGCCGATCTCCAGGGCGAAGTCGGTGAAAATCTTGACCACGGTCGGAGTCGTGTCGCGCAGCCACAGGCCGGTCAGCCTGTAGGCTTGCTCGAGCGCGTCCTTCAGCTGCCAGGCCCAGGCTTGGACGGCGCTGCTGGCCTTCTGGCCCGCATAGGCCGCCGAGACGACCGTGATCCCTTGGGTCGCGGTCAGCGGCTGGCGGCCGAGTTCTCGCAACTGCTGTTCAGTGTTTTTGACGTCGTCGGAGAGAAAGCGCAGCGACTCCGCGCTCGGTTCGATGAACGCCCACTCGCCGTGATTGCCGCTTTCGCCAAAGGGCGGAGCGTAGAGAACGGTTCGGGGGCCGACGGGCACGGCGACTACCTTGTCACCCTCCATCGCTGGCTGGACGCCGTTGCCGGCCAGCATCGGGAATGCCGTCAGCTCCTTGATCGACTTGAGCGCCGTCTCCTGCTGATAGTGCTCCTTCTGCAGGTCTGCGGCGTCTTTCATCGCGGGGACAAAGCGCCAGCTGCCGACCTTGCGGCGCCCGGTGATGAAGGGAACGATGGGGATGACGCCGATGGTGACCGGTCCGGCGTCAACGATTTTCCATGCTGCGCTCTTGGCGTCCTTCTCCCAGACGGTGAAGGTAGCACGGGCATAGTCCGCGACATTTCCGAGGTCATCCAGGATCGGCTCGCGGTTGAATTGGCGAACCCGCTCGATCACGACTTCATCAAATCCGCTGCGGCGCTTGATGCACTCGACCATGCGGGCGTGAACGAACTCTTCCTTGCCGCGCACCGCCTCGCTGTAGACGGCGATCATCGACTTGGCGGGGATGCTCACCCAGTACGGACGCAGGCCCTGCTGGGCCTCCTCGGCGAGCGACAGCGGCTTTCCGTCGAGGCGGGGCTTGGCCCGAGTGAAGTCGACCAGGATCCAGTCGATCGCCATGGCGATGCCGGAGAAGAACGTCGATGACGAGAAGACGTGCAGGTTGTTTCCGCGGCCGTCGATGTCCTCTGACAGCGTCTTGATCCGCTCCGACGCGCCGTCCTCGAGTTGCACCTTCTCGGCGAAGGGCTTGGAGGCGAGGTTGCTGACGATGTCGGCGAAGATGTTGGTGAACTTGGCGTTCGCCGCTCGATAGGTGTAGTCCGCCTCGGTCTCGTTGGGAAACTTCGGCAGGTAGGCTTCGAGAGCCGCGCGCATCGCGTCAGCGCCATCGAGCATCGTCTCGACCATGTTCCAGTACGGCAGCATGGCGGTGTAGTCGGAACTCGGCGTTGCGGGCGTCGAGGCCATGATCGCCCTCCTATCTGGTCGCGTAGGTGCCGAAGAGCGCAGGCGCGGCCCTGGGCTTCAGCAGCCGGCCGAATGCGCCGGACGAGGCGTCGACCTGGTCCTTGAAGGCGCCGGCCGGGAACATGCAGAGCTCGTCGAGGTAGTCGGCATTCCATTCAGCCTCGACCAAGTAGACGTTGCCGGCCTCGCACTGGGCCGAGAACGGCTCGGCGCGGGTGATCTTGTCGCCGGTCTCCGGTTCCGCGCGAACGTTCCAGCCTGCCAGGCCCGCGACGTAGTCTTGCTTCTGCACCTTGCCGGCCTGGCCTGGATCCTGGGGCAGGCTGATCCCGACGTCCTTGCCGTCGAGTTCGGCCATAGTCTTGATGAGCTTGCGGACCTCTGCGCCCTCGGCTTGTGTCTTGACCACATGGCCGACGATGAACCGGCCGTCTGGCGCGACACCCATCTTTACGCCGGCGGTTCGCGCCGCGGTGATCTTCTTGGTGGCTGCCAAATCCCAGTGCCGCCACCAGATCGTCCCGGCCGGCGCGGCCTTGATGAATTTGCCTTCGAACCAGTGACGTTTGAACAGGCCGCCCTCGCGAGGCGTCGGCCGCTGCTGATACTGGCCCGCCCAGGCATACGAGCCCATGTCGCGCTTGAGGGCGTCGATCACGGCGCGCGGGAACCGGACAGGGTCCATCAGGTCGCCGTCGTTAGTCCGGGGATCTTCCCATCCAATCGAGGTCCTGCAGCGGCGTTCGGGCTCGAACTCCATGGGAATGCAGAGCCGAACGAAGTCCATGCCCAGCGACATGATCACGCCGCTGATGTCCTGCTCGTGCAGGCGCTGCATGACGACGACGATGGCTGACCGTTCTTGGTCGTTGAGGCGGTTGGTGGCGCCTTCGCGGAACTTGCGGGTGGTCCGCGTCCGCTCGGCGTCGGATTCGGCGGTCTCAGTCGAGTGCGGGTCGTCGATGATCAGGCGATCGCCGCGTTGCGACGTCAGCGATCCGAACGAAACGCCCTCACGGGTTCCGGTGTCGGAGTTGGCGAAGGATGTCTCGCCGAAACGGGTCAGCACGACCTCGGGCCAGAGCGCCTGGTACCAGTCCGACCGGATCAGGTCGCGAGTCTTGCGGGTGTCGCGGGTGACGGGGCCGTCGTTGAACGAAGTCGCAAGGTAGCGGAGCGAGCGGCGGGCTTTCGGGCCCCATTCCCAAGCCGGCCAGAGCACCGACACAATCAGGGACTTCGATGAGCCCGGGGGAACGTTGGCGAGAAGGCGATTGATCGTCCCGTCGGTGATCGCCTCGAGGTGAAGGCAGAGCGCGTCGAGGTGCCAGTTCCAGACCAGCTTCGTGTTCGGCTCGAGGATGTGCCAGGCCTCGCGGACGAACTGCGGCAGGGAGACGCAGCGATCGCGGATGGCCTCGATGTTCTCCCTCAGGCGCCGGCGTTCAGCCTCAGTCGCCCGTCGCGCCCTCTCCGCCCTGATCTCCGCCAGCGACGGCAAGCTTGCTGCGGATGAGTTCAAGCTGTTCAAGCTCCTCATCGCTTAGGCCGGACAGATCGACTTGATGGCGGATAGGCGCATCGCCTGGGCCGCCGCCGACGTGGGCAATCTTGTCGCCGTAGACCTTCGGCTTACGCTTGCCGGCAGACCACTTGAGCCCGTTGATCGCCGCGGTCGCAGCGGCTGGTTCGATCTTCCCGTCCGCCGCCTGCCGCGAGTAGTGCGCGACGTCATCCGCGTCTGCGTCGCCGCTGAACTCTCGCGCACGCGCATATTGGTCGCGGAAGTCGGCGTTCTTCGGATCGGCCAGCCAACGAAAGACCGTCGACCGGTTCGGCATCGTTGCGCTCTCGCAGATGGAGCGGAGGCTTGCACCGTCGGCGATCGCCTCACAAATCCTCTCGCCCATCTCCGGGGTGAAGTCGCTGGGCCGCCCGATCTTGGGCAGGTCAGCGTCGCTCACCGGGAACCCCTCAGCGCCCTATGCGCCGTGACGGTCGCAGCACATCCGGCGCACATGCCGGCGATGAACACCACAGCAAGGATGGTGACGAGAGCGGAGCCGATCGCTTGGAGCATGTCGGCCTCCTTGTGGTTTCGCCCGCAGGTCGGCCTCAGTGGGATAGACCACTTCAAGCAGGGCGCTTCGGCTTGCTGCGGGCTGGTCATCTGGGGGTGTAGGGCTGATCTGGGGCGAAGGCTTGCCGTCCGTCGTCGTGTCCGCGCTAGCCGTTGCCGTGGCTCAGTGCATAGGCGGGGGTGACGATGGGCGGGAAACAGAAAACCCCGCGCGGCGTGAACCGGCGGGGCTGATGTCGGGCGCAACTGTGGCGCAATTCTCAACGAACCAAGCGGAACCACGATTAGGGTTCCGCGTCAAGATGGTGTGCCCTGTTTGGCCTCCGACACCCGATGTTGCGCCACTGTGTCGCGCCAGACCCTGAGGGCGATGTCGAGGGCTTGGGAGAGCCCTTCGCGGTTGCGCTCCAGCGCCCTGCCCTTGCCGAAATCGGTGACGTTTCCGCCTTCGCCGGCGACGTGGCGGAGCATCTGCAGCGCCGACGGGTTGGAGATGCAGCCGAGGGCCACGGCCCGATCGGTCTTGCCGACGAACTCCGCCAGCTTCGCCCGCTCGAGCGCCTTCATCACGAACTTGTCGTTGTCGTGCCCAGCTCCGCCGCTGTCGCCGATCTGTGAGGCCTTGAGGCTTGAGCCCCGCGCTTCATGGGCGCTGCGGTAGATCAGGCCGACGCGAAGCTGTTCCTCGGTGAGGTGTCCGAGCTTGCGCATCCGCTTCAGGCCGTCGCGGGTCTCGATCTCGGCGGCGCCGTGTTCGGGCTTCTCGTTGACCTCCTCGCCGCGGGCGCGGGCCAGGCGCTTGGTCTCTTCCAGGGCGGCGCGGCGCTCGGTGACGGTGACGCGCTGCTTCGGTCGGGCCGCGATCTTGGCGATCTTGTCGCGGGCGGTGTCGCGGGCGCCCTTTGTCTTGGCCCTGGCCAGTTCCTGCTCGGCACGCTCTAGGTCGCGTTCCTCGTCCCGGGTCAAGCGGCTCAACTGCTCCTCATCGGAGACCAGCTTCGGCTTGGTGTCGGCGTTCATGCGGCGTTCTCCGGGCGGTTGGCGAGTTCGAGAAGGACGGATGCGTGGCACCATGAGGTCGGCTCGCACCAACAGGCCAGGTTCTTGCCGGCGAGCGGCTTCAGGTCGAACTTGAGCGTTCCGTCGGCGATGTCTTCCTGGAAGGCTTGGGTCGCGCGCTCTTTGGCCCAGCGCTCGCGGTCGGCTGCGTAGGGGAGTGCTTCGCGAGGCGCGTTCTCCAGCCATGTGCGCCAGTCGTGCGGGTTGCCCCACTTGCTCGGCCGCGACACGACCACCGTGTTCGCAGGAATGCGCCATCCCTTGGCGCGGCTGAGTTGGACGCGGACGGGTGCGGCGTTCATGGTCTTGGTCTCCCGGACGGGGGTGATGGGGGTCATTGGCGCTCACCGGCCGGTGGGCTCTGCCGCACTTCGTACCGGCCGATGCGAATTCCGAATGCCGGGTCGCCGCGCCAGTGGGCTCTGACGTGCTCAGTTCTTCCGGCCTTCATCCGGCTATGGGCGCGGCAAAAGTGATATGCGCGTCGCGAGTTCGCATGGCCGGGCTCACCGTCGTCGGCTGCTGGGCGATCGAGCGCGATCACGATCTTGCTCGGCTTGACGGTCGGCGCCGCTGGGAACGCCTGCCTAAGGTGACGCTGAACGCCCTTGTGTGGAGCCTGGTCTACGCGCTTGGCCGACGGCGAGTTGATGATCGCGATTGCAGCTAAGGCATGAAGCAAAATGCCCTCGACGCCTCGCCCGAACGCGCGCTCTGCGACGTCATGATGGGGGCCCGTAGCGATCGTGAACAAGCCGTCCGCGCCCATGAAGATGTGGCCGACCTGCACATATTGCTGGATCTGAGTTTGGCCCTGCGGCCACAGCGGCTCCATCGCTGCCCTGAAGGCCCAGATTGCGAGGCCCTTTCGATCAAGTCCGCCCCATCTCGCCATCACGAGGCCAAACGCTGGCCACTCGATCCAGAAGGATTCGGCAGGGAAGACCACGCCCTCTCCTAGGTCGATCGGGCCAGAATAAGCCCGGCCCAACTCTTTGGCGGTCTCGGTCAAGAGGGTCGCGACTGGCGATAGGTCGAAACAATGGGTGGTGCTTGCGATCGCCTCGACCGTGAGGCGCACATTTGGATCCTTGGACTTCAAGCCTTCAGCAACAGCCTTCCTCCAAATCGGTGTCATGCAGCCCTCCCCGAGTTGCTATTGGCCGCCGGCGCGACCTCGATCCCATATTCGCTCAGGATGTCCGCCGAGACGCGACATCCGGGCTGACCGGGACGTGGGCCTCGCTGGCCGGTCCAGCTGGCGGGGGACTTCTGCCAGTCTTCGACCCAGGTCCGCTGCTGGCGCTCTGACGGCGCGTCGATCTGGCCGCCAGCGCTGGTCCTGGCCTTCACGGTCTCGATCGCGGCCTTGGTCAGGTACGGGACCGGAGCTTCGCTGCGGGTAGACCAGCAGGCGTCTACGATGCGGATCAGCTCATCGGCGTCGAGGCTGTGGTCTCGCCACAGTTTGCCGACGACCTCGCCGGCTCGGGCGGCTGTCAGCCCTCCCCGCTCGGTGAGCAGGGTCTTGGCGACAGCCCAGGCCTTCGCCTTGGGGTCCTTGCCTTCGAACTGAGGTCGGGACGACAGCGGCGCATCGGCGCCCGTTTCGTCAGAAACGGAACTTAATCTCCCTGTCCCTGTCCCTTTCTCTTGGATGTCATTTCCCCGGGGACATGGCGAGTTGT